ATGTCGAAGCCAAAAATTTATCTTAAACGCAGGTCTAATGAAGATGAGGGGCAACTTTATCTCTACTACTCTTATGGTGGAGATAAAAGGCTTGAATTTTATACTGGGTTCAGAATAAAGAATTCACACTTTAATGATCAATACTGGTTAGGCAATAAAAAGCCTATCAACAAAAAATGTACATACCATGATAGTTACAATAGGCTATTCGAGGAAATGGAGCTGTTCGCTGTATCCCTCGTGGTTAATGAGCGGATATTTGACAATGCTGAATTAAAGAAAAGATTATCTGAAGAGTTTAAAGCCACGAAGATTGAAGAACCTGTTTTGACTGATTATAAAGCAGGAGACTTTATTTCTTACTGTGAATTTGTTCAATCTGAACGTAAGCAAGGTAAGCGGTCTATTGTCAATGGCAATCGTCAGGGATTAAACTATAAGCCGAATAGTCTTCGTAATCCTGGAACTACAATAACATCGTTAAAAGAGTTTGCAAAATTCAAAATGGTTGGTTCTTTCTCGTTCTCGGATATTGATGTTAAATTTTACAATGATTATCGTGATTACCTTTTGAATGAGAAAAAGCGAAAGATAAGCACTTTCTCAACAAGGGTAAGAGATATAAAGGCATTCATGCACGAGGCAATGGATGACAAGGCGCACGACAATAACGAATTTAAGAACAAAAGATTTATTGCTCCTAAATATGAATCGACTGGCATCGCACTGACTTTAGAAGAGATTAAGAAAATTAAGGATGCCATTATACCTGAAGAATGGCATCATGTTCGTGATCTTTTTTTAATTGCTTGTTACTCCGCTCTAAGGTTTAGTGATTTTTCCAAATTAGAGATAACGGACGTTGATGATGGGTTTATTAGAATCAAACAAGATAAGACGGAAAATCGTGTTTCAATTCCTATAATGAAAGACATGAGAGAGGTTTTGTCTAAGTATGGAGGTAGTTTACCTCCGCCCTGTACAAATCAACACTTTAATAGAACGATAAAAAAGATATGTGCTTCTAAATCCGTTGGCCTTGATCGTGTTTATGAGATTGACAAAGATGGGAAGGATATAATGTGGAGTGCAAAGATCACTAGTCATACAGGTAGAAGATCGTACGCTACCAATATGTTTAAATTAGGCGTTCCTACATTATTGATTATGTCTGCTACTGGCCATAAAAAAGAGGAGATGTTTTTACGGTACATAAAAGCAACCAATGAAGAGAAATCACGGTTGCTTGCGGAATGGATGAATAAGCTAGGTATTTAGTCCTTGGAGTAAACGTCTTTAACAAGTTTGTGAACAATTCTCTTTAGTTCTTCATACTGAGCCCAAAGATCATTGTAATCCTTTTTAATTTCAGATAAATCGGATAGCAGTGTGGATTTATCTTCTTCTATTAATAACATATTCCCAACTCCAGTAAAATACCAGTTTAGATTTAATTTATACTTTTCTCTAAGATATTTCAAATAGTGAACAGGCAAACTTGTCTCTCCTTTTTCAACTTTTGTTATAAAAGGTTGGTGAGATCCTATCTCCTTGGCTAAGGACCTTTGGCTGAAATTAAATTTTTCCCTAAATCTTACTAATCGAGATGCTTCGCCTTTATAATCTAAAATATGAGATTTATCTGTCATAATGATGTGAATTTGAATTTTAAATTTTTGAAAAATAGATTTTCGGACACCTTAAAAAGATGCTCCGTTGTGTATTCTAATCTAAAGTCTCCTATGGTAGATTCATCAACATAAAGATTAATCAGTTCGCTAGTGTATTCTATCCATATTTTGTCTGAATCTTGGATGTTTATATTAAGATGGCCGTCTATCTCCTGTGTGTCTTCGTCTTGTATAGCGAATAGAGTGTTTACAAGAATTAATTTTCTTCTTGAAGGTCTTTTTTCTTTACATGTAGCAAAATGTACGTTTTGTGAGAACGCATCTTTTTCTTTAAGAAATTCTATAACATCACATGATATGTTAGTGTTATCTTTCGTTTGTTCTATCATTTAAATTTCTACTTCTCTTTTTACTATATTGTAAATAAATGCTACGTCTTCTAAGTTTAAAGTAAAATCAGGATATGTATCTCTGTCTTCGTTCAAGGAATGTAGGGTAATAATACCTTTTTCTACATCATGGTCGATTAACTCCTTGAATATTATACCATCTGATTGAGTTACAAATGCATAAAAAGGGTATTTATGCGTGTGAAACCTTGAAGTCCAAAGCTCTTGACGAATCTCCCTACCTATTATAATGTCTCCGTGTACAAATGTTGTTCTCCGGTCAGCGTCCATGCTGTCTCCGACAACTCGAAAAGCCTTGTATACTCCTTTATGGTACTTGTGTACTGTTGTTACTATATATTCTTGATCTAAGTGTTCGGCATCTGCAAATCCTGTAAGGTATCCAGCTTTTGCGGTTTCTGGAATAATTGGAACTTTCATTCTGTAAATGCCTGGGGAAATTTCGTAAAATTTAGTGTTGCCTTCATTGTCAAAAATAGACATTTCATCGTTTGAAATTTCTCCTAAGCTTCTTGTGTTGGATATATTTAATAGTTTCGGTAATTGATTGTGTGGGAATTCGAGTACATCTTTAATGAATTTAATGTCTGATCTTCCAAGCAACCATTCAATATTATATTCTGGGAAAGCCTTTTTGATTTTAGATATTTTAGCGGGTCTAAATCTTTTTGCTTCTTCTGGGGTTTTTCTCCACATTTTGCTAAAAGCACTTTTGTCCAATCCAAGAGCCTGAGCAGCGTATTGGTCGTCTATGTACTTTTCCTCCGACGCTAATTTTAAATTTTTTAACATTATTTTATCAACTATTTTTGCTGTTAGTTGTTATTAGTGGTATATTTGAATATATAATTAATAACAACCATATAAAACAAATATAATACCAATATACAACTTATGGCAATAATTAACAAACAAATAGAACCCAGTGTGGCTGATATGCTACTATCATTAGAGCTTAAAACGCAATGTTTGGTACTTCCAGAGCATAGAAAGGGGTATTTGCGAACTCAGATAAGTAAAGTGCAAAAAGAAAATTTGGGAATTAAATTTAAAACGAAAGTGGAGAATTCCCATATTTACGCATGGCGTGTCAGCTAATTTGGGTAAAAAAATGAAAGTTAATCAAAAAACTATCTACAAAATAGTTGTAAATAGTTGTAAATAGTTTTATATTTGAATATTAAATAAAAAAGAAACCCCATGCAGGGTGCATGGGGTTTAAAAAGTAACACACGCACAATGTACGTGCATCTAACACAACACAAAGGTATGAAAGATTTAGTGATTATTAAAGGACAGAACGAAGATTTTGTTTTCATTGATTCAGAAAGAGAAACAAATGGTATCATAGCCTCATATGTTCCAAGATCAAAATGGAACGGTGGTGATTTTAAAGAAGATGATATTATTCAAATTCCAATAGACTTCGAATATCAGGTATCAGAAATCATTTCGGGATGGGAATATCCGATATTCACAGACCATAAGGCATATCCTGATGATGACGGATTTGATTTTGAACTTGCAGAAGAAGTTGCATTACAAGTGGCTCATGAAATGATTTTGCAATCATTTGATAAGTATCAAGTTATTGGATTATAATTATATATTATCAAAAATATATAATAATAATTGTATATATTGAATATTATATATACCTTTACAATAATAAAAAGTAACACACAAAAGCACAAAAAAAATGAAAAGAAAAATTGCACCGGGTGTAGTTAAGACACTCTATCCTATTGGATGGGATCCAACATGTTCAAATGCATCATTCAATGAATGGCAACAGTATATAAGGGATAGTTTAGCTGAAACTTATCATATAAACAGCAAGGCTGTAATTGCAGAGCGGTATACCGAAGAGAGAAACAGAAACACACTGCTTTGGGAAGCAAAAAAGATCATCAGTAAGTAAACTTTTAACACACAAATCAAAATGAAAAATCTTGTAAAAGCGATTATCGCCGTAATGGGCGAAGTGGAAAATATTGATAAAAATATGACCGTTGGATCTGGCCAAAACTCCTACCAAGGTGTAAGCGATAAAGATGTTAAAATACATGTTGGAAAGGCTATGCAGAAGAACGGTTTAGTGATGATGCCGATCAGTGTAGAGCCTACTATTAAGGTTGATCGATGGGAAGAAACGAGTACATACAACGGTAATCCCACAACACGCACTAAGCAATCTGTATTTACAGAAGTTAAAACAAAGTATCTGTTAATGCACGAATCAGGTGAAAGCATGGAGATAGTTGGATATGGCCATGGCGTGGATAGTCAAGATAAGAGTGCAGGAAAGGCAACTACATACGCATTAAAAAACGCTTTGCTGTACACATTTTTAGTTCCTACTGGCGCAATTGACGATGCTGACAAGGTGCATTCTGACGAAGTGAAAACAGCGCCAAAGCAGCAAACTCAACAGCTAATTGTCAATATGGATGCTATACGATCACAAATTAAGTCAGTAAAAACGACAGCTGATTTGAACATTATTTGGACTAACAACACGCCTTTACACGTGAATGCTGAATTTGTCTCTTTAGTTACATCACGTAAAAAGGATCTGTTGGCAGGTGAAAATAAAAAGAAATCAGCTTAATGAGAGATGAAATATTTTGCGAATTAGTTCGTGATGAATTGGGCGTTGAAATCAGTTCGAGGAAAATCCGAAAGTTGCGGACTCAATTCCGATCCTATCAAGGCAAGATGTCGGAATTTAACAAAACTGTTTATTTCAGTCAAGAATTATACAGAGAGTTTTTAACACACATTAAAAGTAACACACAATGTCAGAATTAACAATTTTAGAGAGTGCTTTACCGTCTATTTTAGATCAAGACAAAAAAGGTATAGCCACTATTGTCTATTTCGGAGATGCTGGGGCAGGGATTTCGGAGTCATTGGGCCAATTATTTCGCTAGTCATTGGGGCACTTTCCGATTACAATAATATACAATTTGATTAAGATTCCAATTTCTTTTTTCTACGATAGGATTCACCTGTCAATTCTACTCTATGTGAGGAGAATGTTACCCTGTCAAGTATAGCATCAGCAATCGTACTTTCACCGATTAGTCCATGCCATTTTTCTACGGGGATCTGAGTAGCTATTATTAATGAGGCGCTATTATAACGATCTTCTATGATATCCAAAAGTGCTGTCCTTGCGTGCTGATCTATGGAAGTAAGTCCAAAGTCATCGAGTATTAGTAATTCTGCTCTTTCGATCTTTTTGAGTAACTTATGGTATGTGCCATCCAATCTGGCGATTTTCACCATATCAAAGAACCTGCCTGTATTGAGATAGAGCGTCTTATACAACATCTGACAGGCTTTAACTCCGATACACTGCGCAAGGAAGCTTTTTCCTGAACCGGCAGAGCCTGTTAATATTATGTTTTCTTTACGGTTTATAAACCCCAGAGAAAGGAGTCTCTCAAACATATTTCTGTCAAGGTTTCTGGAAGGGTTGTAATCAATGTCAGTGGCAGCAGCTTTTTCCTTGAATGAAGCCCTGTAGATCAGATTATCAATATTCTTATTCTGTCTAGCTTCCCATTCTGCATCGATAATGGTCGCTAGGAAGTCATCCAGGCTCATTTCACGATAAAGATTATCACTCAGACTACTTCGATAAAGCTCGGCCATGGTGATCATACGCATCTTGCGCATTTTTTCGATTGTTGTGTTCTCATTCATATTATCATTTTTAATGTTGTTTACTATCTGTAAATCGAGGTGTCCCGTAGATTTTCATGCTCAGGGATATGGAAGGTCTGTTGTACTTCCTCTTCTAGAGTGTCAAGTTTATTTTTAAGGATATTGACTATCGTTTGGTAAGATGATTTATGATGGAAAAAGACCTCTCTTACAGGCGTTTTCAACGCGGGAAACGCTATGGGTTTTCACAAGAGCAAGTATTCCCTGTGCCTGTTTATACCCTAGTTCAGGGTAGCTATACTGTGCAATTAGTTGGCGGATATATTGTTGTGCAGATGGTCCAACAGCTTCGGCCCGCTGTTCAAAGTACATCGGACTCCAGTGGTTATAAACCTGATGTGAAGAAGGCATATGATCTGCGATGGTGGCATAGTTACCCGGTCGAAAGCACCGCTGATGCTTTGCTATACGCTGAAAGTTATAAAAGACCTCAACAGTGTCATTGTTATATTGAACTTCTACATGATGGCCAATATAACGGTGAGGTACACTATAGTAGTTTCTATCAGCATTGAGATATATATGCGATATCTTCTGCACTTTTGCTCGTCTAAAGTACCGCAAGTTATAGGTTGATAAAGGTAACGGGGTTAGGTGTTCTTTTTCCATATCAATAAATTGGCTCCTCCTAGTGGAGCCTCCATGTGAGAACAAATAATCATTATATAACACCAACTGTTCTGCTATGGCTACATTAAGTTCTTTCAAACTAAAGAAGGTCTGTTTGTCCAGTGGGTAAAAGATACGCTGGTAGACCAATGTTACACTACGTTCTACAAGAGCTTTATCTTGTGGGTGATATGGGCGGGCAGGATCTACTACACAACTATGAAAGAGTGCAAAGTCGGCAAGTGTTTTATTGATTTCTGGGGCATATTTGGAGCCTTTACTCACGGCTGATTTAAGATTGTCAGATACAATAGCCTGCGGCACGCCACCAGACCACTGCAAACAGCTATTAAGGCAATCGATAAAATCTTCACGTTTTTGGCTTGCAACGGCTTTTACAAACGTATATTGACTGCAGGGATAGACGGCAACGAAGATTTCGACAGGGATAACCTCTCCTGTACCTCTATCAACATAGGACATCTTTTTGCCTGTAAAGTCTACGAAAAGTTTTTCACCCGCTTTATGATCCAGTTTCCCCGAAGCTTTGATCTTGCCTCTCCACTTTCTGTAATGGGTGGTAAATTGGGTATAGCGGTAACCATCAGGATATTCAAGTAGGTAATTTTGCCATAACGTCTGCAAGGTGGCCCCAGGGCGCTTAAGCTCTTGCTGTATCTTACTGAACTGAGATGACAGGTGTTCATATCGCATCTTTTCGGTTTGGTCATCCTGGGTAAAAAGATCATGAAGATTTGCATCATCCATAGCTAGAAGTTCAGCATGATCTAATTCTAGTACTTTAAACCGCTTAATATAGCTGTCCACCGTTTTACGGTTGATGTTCATTATCTGGGCAACCTTACGGTTACTAAGTCCTTTTTTCTTTAGAAGGATAAGTGTTCTGAGTTCCATTTTGTCTTTCCGTTGTCCTGCCATGCTGTGATCATATGATTATACAACAGCAACTTAAGCAGTTTAATGGAAAGTGGCCCAACGACCTCCGAATTTAAGAAGATTATTTGGCCCATTGACCTCCGAAATAATTGGCAAATCAAACCGAATCAACTGGCCCATTGACCTCCGTTATAGACAACTATTGCGAAGCAGATTGAATTTGCTTTGGCAGACGGTCAGATTGACCCCACAAAAACACTTATTTTCTCTAAGAAAACTATTGAATTATTTTCACAGATAGAGAAAGCAAGCCGTAAACATTCAGATTTGAAACTTTCAAACAGCGAGGTCTACAAGGGTTTTGGAGTAGAGATAACCGAAAAAATGGCAGGTGTATCGTATGATTATACCGTTTGTGACGATGCCGTTTGGAATGATTTGGATGCTCAAATAAAAGAATTGGACAAGCAAAAGAAAGCACGGGAAAAGTTTTTACAAGCGATTCCAGCGACAAATATTGACGAAAATGGAAACGTCACAGGTCATACGTATGACGAAAACGGGATTGAGTTACGCCCACCATTGAAAACAGGTTCTTTAGGTCTTAATGTAACTATTAAATAATGGAACAGGAAAAGACATTCGAGAGAATGAAAATAATAATTACCCAAATTGGTGATTGTTTAGGTCAGGAAATCGACCGAGATAATCCCGATGAGGTTTTAGGTAAACTTCAAGAACTGGCATCAATTCAAAGTACCGCTTCTTATTGCCTTGCAACAGCGAAACAGCTACACAATTCTAAAATAGCTCAATTGCTTGTTAGCGAACTTTATAAGGGCTACACGGCAACAGACAGGAAACTAATATTCCTGGAAGTAGCAAAAGAAGAGATGTTTTATTTAAACCTAATTGATAGGTATGTAGCTAATATCAGCCATTCAATAGAAAGCCTACGAAGTATTCTATCGTTTAAGAAGCATGAAATTGACCAGAGTCGCTACCAAACAACATAATTAAAATATGAGTTTCACAATCAAAGGACGTGTACACGAGGTGGGGCACGTCCAACAAATCACAGATACGTTTAAAAAACGTGAATTAGTATTGGAGTATGCAGACAATCCGCAGTTTGTTGAATACCCTACTTTTCAGCTCTTACAAGATAGAGTTAACCTTTTGGATAGCCTTATATTGGGTGATGAGGTAGAAGTTACATTTAATATTAGTAGCCGTCCATGGACAAACAAAGAGGGGATAACAACCTTTTTCAATTCGCTTAACATTTGGAAGATCACAGCAGTAAAATCAAATCAAGGATCAGCAATGCAACCGAATACTAAATTCGATACTCCTATGCCAGTAGATGTTAGTGGTGATCAGGATGATTACGGAGACCTTCCGTTTTAACATTTATTAAAATACAGACATTTAACACATTTTGAAATGCAAGAATTAAATAACAAAGTCCTTGACTGGGCAAAGGATAAAGGAATATTGGACAATTCCGATCCGTTAAAGCAACTAAAGAAAACTTTTGAAGAGGTTGCAGAACTTATTTGCGCTTTAATAGACAAAGATGAAGCGGAAACAAAAGATGCAATTGGTGATGTAAATGTTACTTTAATCATCCTCAAAAAGCTAGCAGAAGCAAAACAAGTTGATGGAGATTTAGCAAACTCCCGTGTATTCATGGCTATCAACTGGATAGTTGAAATATTCAGTAAAGTTACCAAAAATAAAGATGTTGGTTTAGACATCATTCGTGCGCAAGAAATGTTAAACCGTGTCGCACAAGAAAACGGATTAACATTAGAGCAATGCACGCAGTCAGCATATGAAGTTATTTCAAAGCGTACAGGTGCAATGCAAAACGGCGTATTCGTTAAAGATGCTGAACCGGTTGCTGGAATTCCTGAACCAGTAAAGCCAAAAACTTTCATAAAAACTAAAAAAAGAGGTTGAGTAATGAACGAAATTAAAGTAAACCATAATAACCTTCCCGAAGCGGTTGGGGTTATTTATAAAGAGCTTGTGAACGCCAAAAGCGAACTTTCAGAAGTTAAAAGGCTGTTTGCAGAGATGTCTGAAAAACTAGATAGCTACTCTTATACTTCTGTTGTTGAAGATCCAGACAAACTCTTTACCATCAAAGAAGCAGCGGAATTTTTACGTGTCAAGGAAAACGCTATCCACGTTTGGAAAAGAGATGGTAAAATCCCTTACATCATGGCTGGAGGATCAAAGCCATTGTTCAGGAAAGAAGATCTACTAAACTACAATAGAATCGAAATTAAAAAACCGAAAGGTTTGGAAAGGAGAAGGTAATGCTAAATCACGCATTAAAAACAGAGCAGGCAATAACAGAAATAAATCATAATCTAAAGTCGCTAATAGGGAATGTTAATGACGTTTCTATAGTTATGAAAATAAAAAAAAATAACATAGATAGATTGGTTAATGAAGCTTGCAAAAAACACCGTTTAAAAATAAAAAACATCAAAAAAATAGGGCAATGGTAAGAACGATAATACCGAAACCAAAAGTTAAACAACAACTAACCGATGAACGCAAGCACGCACTTTTATGTGATGTGCAATTCATGGGTATTATTATTCAGCTGATCGAAAACCGATGGAGAAACAATCTCTTTGATGTAAATCTGAATAATCAAACCCTCAAAAATTTCAGCGGACAGGTTTTCAGAGGTGTCCAGGGGATGAAGCGAGAAATGTCCGCTAAGTTTAATCTGAAAGATCCTGATGAATTGGAATATGATATGTGCACTTCAATGGATCGTGTTGTATCCTTTTTCTCTTTACTTCCTGCAGAACTTGTAGATAAGATTATGGATGGATTAGAAAAAGGGAAAATTGATCTTGATAAACAGTTTGAATCTGAACTATCAAAACTGCATGTATAATAATTAATTATCAAAATTATGGCCAAAGAGCTTCCATATTTTAAGTTTGAACCCAGTTTATGGGATTCAGGAAAGATACAAATGTGCAGTTACGAAACGCAAGGATTGTTTATAAACATTTGCGCTTTATATTGGACAAGATTAGGTGATCTTCCGGAGAAACTTGTATTCCACAAGCTATGCAAAGGTAATGCAAGTGCATTGCAAGAGCTGTGCGAAGAAGAAGTTTTGCATATAGAAAATGGAAAAATCAGTATAAAGTTTCTGGATGATCAGATAGAAGAGTTTACAACTATAAGCAAAGAAAGGAGTCTTTCTGCACAAAAAAGGTGGTCTAAAAATTTAAATTCTGAAAAAAAAACGTCTTTAATTGAAACAGAAAGCAATTATGATGCAAATGCAATGCAAATGCATTGCAAAAGCAATGCTATAAGAGAAGATAAGAGTAGAGGAGATAAGAGGATAGAAGAAGAGATAAGAGGAGAACCTATACAGTTTGATAGTGCCGAAAATAAATTTTCGCCCACACACAAAGAAAAAAAAAACTATTGAGGATAGGAAACTCGAATTTGTCGATCGATTAACTCCTTTCGTTGGTCAATATGAAAAAGATTTTTTAAATAATTTTTTCTCTTACTGGACTGAAAAAAATGAGAATGGCAAAAAAATGCGCTTCGAGATGCAAAAGGTTTTCGATGTAAGTCGCAGATTAAGCACTTGGTCAAAAAATGAAAAAAAATTCAACAATGGCAAAACAACAGTTACAGCAAGTCAAAGCAGACAACAACGGATTGATGAACTTTATCAACTTGAACAGCTTGCAAACGCAATTATCTCAAATGGAGGTTAGAAAGATTTCAGATGCTATCAAATCTGGAATACCATCAATCGGAAAAATGAAAACGATTTATGGAGAAACAGAGGTTAATGCTGTGGTAGCGAATATGGTCATAGGATTTGTAAAGTTTGTAAATGTTGGCAAGACTATGAATGCAGAGCAAGTCACCGAAACAACAAAATTACTCCGCCAGTACTTCCCACATTTCAATCTCGCTGATTTGAAGTTGTTCTTTGAGAAAATGAAAATTGGCTATTACGGACAGTTTTATGACAGGCTGGACGGTCAATTGATCTTATCCAAGCTTGAAGAATACAATCAGGAGCGTATGAATGAGTTTGAGAGAGCGAAAAGCGAAGAGCATAACCGATTGAAGCGAGAAGAAAAGCAAGTACAGTCGTTTCATCCTACGGTTATCGAGGCATTAAAAAAAGTGGTAGGAGAAAAGAAGATTTTACAATCAACTCCTAAAGAACTACGAACACCAACTGATGCAGAATTATTCCACAGGAGAGCGTTAAAGCAGTTCGATAACCTCTTTACTCGGTTTGGTTTAAATATTGGCGTACGCGCGCTAAAAATAGGCAACACGGTCTTTACAATGGATACATTCATTGAGAGAAAAGTAAATAACTTCATTAACAGAAAATGAAAAAAGTAACACACAAACTAATGTCAAATTTCAAAGAAAAAGCAGTAAAGAGACTGCCAAGTATCATGGTCACCAAAAGTGGAGGGTTTCTTAAGCTCAACGAAGAGCAGAAAGAAGTAATTGCTGAACGTCTGGAAATATTCCTACGATTAGAGTTAGGTCTTATAGCCGATACATTAGGAGAACATAAAGTATTACGGGATATTCCAACAATTTCGATGAATTAGCCTATGATAAAACCCAAAAAAGGCGAATGCTCCGATTGCGGAAAGCATACAGCCCTTATCGCAAAACGTTGCCAGTCCTGTTACTGGAAGTATAGAGCAAGTTTAAAAATAAAAGAGACTAAAAAGAAAAAAATCTACACTATACCCACGTTTTCAGAAAAAAGGAAACGCCAAAATGTTTTGTATCTAAAAAAAAGAATTACCTTTATGGAGCAAAACACAATATGTCAAGCGAGGTTAAAAAACTGTACTCTTAAAGCAACAGAGGTACATCATATGCAAGGGAGATTGGGCGATCTTTTAACGGATGAATCTAACTTCTTGGCAGTGTGCAGAAACTGTCATCAGGAGATAGAGCTTAACCCAGCTATGGCCAAGGAAAAACAATTTTCTAACAGTAGATTGAATGTCGGAGAGCAAACTACAGAAAGCGTGCGTTGAGTGGTTCAGGTTAAAATATGAAAACCGTGGACTAGGGTTTATCGTTTCCATCCCCAACGAAGGAAGGCGCAACGCCAGGACAGGAGGGGGGCTTAAAAGCATGGGGTTAAAAGCAGGTTTTCCCGATCTGCAAGTGATCAAAAATGCTGATATTCTGTTTATAGAAATGAAAACAGTGCATAAGAAAAGCACTACAAGCGACAAACAAGATGCCGTACATTGCGTTTTGCGGAAACTAAAACATAAAGTAGTAATCTGCCGAAGCATAGATCAGTTCATTACAATAGTGGATAGGTTTATGATTGGTTTATAATCAATAATTATCAAAATTATCTTGTCATGGTTGTAGAAAAAATGAAGTTGAAGATCTTGGAGAAACTTTCACATGATCTTAAAAATCACGTTGATTCAGTTTTTGATAAATTATCAGAACTCAAAACGGACTACTGCATAGAGAGGGTGGCCAAACATTACGCTGAGAGCAAGGGAAAAGATATTGACTACATACGCAGCACTGGCACGTCTTGGGATTTGGCTACATGCAAACGTGATATTACTTTCATTTACTATTGTCTCGTTTGCCCTTTTTTTTAGAGAATTTGGTATTGACAGCACTTTCCCTAAAGAGCAGCGTAAGAATCTTGAAGAATACCTTTCGATCACAAGGGGAGGACATTTGAAAGCTTATATCCCATCCGCAAAGCACTATTATAGGATATACGAGAGCTATAGAAAAATGATCAATGAGCAAATTCGTTTTCATTTAGATAATTAAAAATTATCATAAATATATAATATTATTTGCATTTATTTAATATTATATCTATCTTTACAGACATAAAGTAACACACATTTTAATTTAAAATTATGGTAACAGAATTAACACACCTGACTACCAATATTACCGACCTTTCACAGTTGGAATATTACTTCCCTGATGACTTCTTGTCAAGTCTTGGGTTTTCAAAACAACATCACTTTTGGGATGATGAGAAGCCATTTCACACCTTGTCATCTGAATCTGGGTTTGAAATTCACGTAGTTGGAAATTCAGAGGTTTGGATAGAGAGATACGGCAAACTTAGCCATCTTACTGGTGTTCGTATTTGTCAGGATATTATTGATCTGGAAAGAATTTTATCCTGAAAACTGTACACAGAAATATCACAAGCCCGGATCGAATGGGCCCAGCGGACAGAAGCGAAAATGAAATTTTAAAACATAACCACAAATGAAAACAATTAAAGATTTTACCCCTGAAATACAAGCAAAAGTACCAGAATACATAGCTAAATATACCGATGGCGTATTCGATGGAGGAAGGTACGACAAATTTAAAAGAGAAAACGCAGAAGCTCTTATCCATTGGAATTATGAAAAATGCGGATACAAAAAACCTGTTATCCTTGTTGCTGAAAACCCTTATGAAAGTCAGATCTTATTCAACTTTTTGAAATCAAATGATAAGGTTTTTACGCCTATACTATATATAATTTACTGCATCAAAAATGGCATTTATTTACCAAACATTGAAGCTGATTCTAAAATAGAAATCGATATGTTGGATTCGCAGTTGTATTCGCAGTTGGATTCGCAGTTGGATTCGCAGTTGGGTTCGCAGTTGTATTCGCAGTTGTATTCGCAGTTGGATTCGCAGTTGGATTCGCAGTTGTATTCGCAGTTGGATTCGCAGTTGGATTCGCAGTTGGGTTCGCAGTTGTATTCGCAGTTGTATTCGCAGTTGGATTCGCAGTTGGATTCGCAGTTGTATTCGCAGTTGTATTCGCAGTTGGATTCGCAGTTGGATTCGCAGTTGTATTCGCAGTTGTATTCGCAGTTGGATTCGCAGTTGGATTCGCAGTTGGATTCGCAGTTGTATTCGCAGTTGGATTCGCAGTTGGATTCGCAGTTGGGTTCGCAGTTGTATTCGCAGTTGTATTCGCAGTTGGATTCGCAGTTGGATTCGCAGTTGGGTTCGCAGTTGTATTCGCAGTTGTATTCGCAGTTGGATTCGCAGTTGGATTCGCAGTTGTATTCGCAGTTGTATTCGCAGTTGGATTCGCAGTTGGATTCGCAGTTGGATTCGCAGTTGTATTCGCAGTTGTATTCGCAGTTGGATTCGCAGTTGGGTTCGCAGTTGGGTTCGCAGTTGGATTCGCAGTTGTATTCGCAGTTGGATTCGCAGTTGGATTCGCAGTTGGATTCGCAGTTGTATTCGCAGTTGGATTCGCAGTTGGATTCGCAGTTGGGTAATTATAATTATGACTACTTATTCACTACTAATGTTTATTCAAATGCTTTGATCGCATGGTATGGCTTCATGGCGAATGAACTAAAAATTGATGCACCTATCAATGTAGATTTAAATGCCTGGAATGACTTATATGTAAACTCCGGTGTATATTCAGCTATCTTCTCTGAGTTAGTTTGTGTTGTTTCGAAATACCCTAAAAAAGTTCACCGAAATACCAACAATGATCTCCATAACACCAACGGCATCGCTGTTGAATGGGGTCATTCTACTGATATTACTCAGCTTGACTGCTACTATGTCGATGGATTAAATATAGGCAAAAAACTATATGACAAGTTATCAATACAGGAAGTAACCTTTGAAGATTTTCTTAAGGAAGAAAACGAAGAGGTTAAATCAGCTATACTGGCATTTTACAGGGATAAATTCGGTGATGAATTTATGTTTAGATTCTTATCTAAGAATCTGACTGAGATTGACAATTATGTTGACAAAAAATCCGAAAAGTATCTAAAAGGTACAACCGGAGGAATGAACATCGGTGTATATACTCTGTTCAAGGGACAACTTATGGATGAGGATATAGCTTTTATCCGTTGCTATTGCCCGAGTACTGACAGAATGTTTTTCTTAGGAGTTGAGCCTTTAAACAGTAATGCTAAAGACGCAATAGCATCACTTTACAGAGTTCCAAGAAAAATTAAACCACACATAAGCGCAATAAATCGTCAAGGTGAAGTGTATAGTACCAACTTCACAGATGAAGGGCTTTCAATCCTTAAAAATCTTCCAAAGAGTGATATTCAGGACTTGGTCGGAATATCGGGCGAAGAGTACTTCAGAAAAATCAGATATGAATATTAATCCTTTTAAATTTTAAAAACATGTTAGAAACAACTTCAAAATCAGTAAACGTGGCTTCAAAAGAAAGCACATCCGGTCATTTTGCAAACGGCGCAAAACGAGTAGTAATGTTGGACGAGATCAACGAAACCAGGATGATAGAAGGAGATTGTGTTTTGAGCACTAAGAATCATACAGACCTCAACATGAAGTCTGACTGCTTGATAACTATTCAAAATGTCTATGATCCTTTCATCAAAATGTTCCATAAAAGTAGGGACTAAATTAATTAGGGTGCTTTAACCAGCACCCTTAAAAAAATAACCAACTACAACTATTTTGACCCTTATAATATCTCTCTTACTTGCTTATATAGCAGTAGAGATGGAGGAAAACATATGAAAATATTAATTACACACGAATATTCTGGACGTGTCAGAGATGCGTTCAGCAAACTTGGACATAATGCCATAAGTTGTGATCTACTGCCAACAGAAGCACATGGACAACATTATCAAGGTGATTTATTCGATATTATAGATAATGGATTTGACTTTATCGGATCTCACCCAGAATGCACATATCTAACAAATTCTGGAGTTCGATGGCTCTTTAATAAAGATGGCTCAAAAAATATTGAAAGATGGATTCAACTTGAAAAAGCAGTGAATCATTTTAACGCTGTTAAATTAAAGATTGGTGTGGGTTATTTAGAAAACCCAATACCTCATAAGTATGCTCGAGATGGATTCTATTCTGTTGTTACTGGAAATTGGGTTGAAGGCATTGGCAAATATTCACAAGTTATTCAACCTTGGCAATTCGGACATAAAGAATTAAAGGCCACATGCCTTTGGCTAATTGGATTACCAAATTTGAAACCAACAAAAATTATTACCCCGCCAACCGATAAGAAGTCACGTGATGAATGGGCTAAAGTTCACAGATGCCCTCCAGGACCTGACAGGTGGAAAATACGTAGTAGAACGTATGAAGGTATAGCAAACGCTATTGCTGAGCAATATGGACTGAAACAAGATTAACTATCCCCGGACAGCATATAGTGTGCTGTCCTTAAAAAATGAAATCATTTAAAAAATTATGAGTACTACGACAGAAAAGATTACGATTTCAGATCGATTTGATTTCCGCTATGAAGTTACAATCGAACACAAACCTCACTTTGGTTTTTCAACAGCTTTATATGATGATGAAATAATCGGACAGGTTGAGCTTGGAAGAATTAACGAGCCAATGGGTGACGATGATAGAGAATGGGAACAATATCAGGAAAGGTTTTCTGAATGGACTGATGAAATAAAAACAAACATGATTCCAATTTGCAAAAGTCATTTTAATAAATCATGAAACAAAAACAAATAACCACAGGCAAAGCGACTATAGTAGTCGTTGATGCACCACACGGAAATATCCCACATTCCAATCTATTGGATTTCCCTGATGGTAGTTGGTCCCATTTAGGCCCTCTATCTCAGGTCACAGAAGATCAGTGGAAGGAGATAGTGGATCAAGTAATAACAAGTTATCAAGATTATACAGATAATACCGTAGTCCCTACATTTAGTCTTTTTTCTTCAACAGAATCCGGCTTATCCCTCCTAAGAGCAAACGGAGTGTTATTGGAGAATCCTCTTGGAGTTTGGAATGGTCCTGATGGACGACCTCAAACTTTCCCTGACGGTGCGCAATTTAATTCAGCAATTGAGCTGTATAATTTCCAAAAGAAGTGGGATAAGGCTCAATCTGAGGTATGGAAAAACCCTTACATTTTTATTAAAGTAAATTATTTAAATAAATCCGGTAACCCGTAATCACTTACCAACATTTTAAACTACATTATCAAAATGAGAATATCAGAAGAAAAGATCGTCCAAATAATAGACGAAGCAATAACTACTAATATATATGCTCAGGGCTTAGCTATGCGCTGCGATGTTGTCAAAGGCACTAATAAAGGCAGGTCATACGTTGAGATCACACCTAAACCGGGAGAAACGATCAAGCCGGAAGACTGGTTTTGGTTTGGTTACTATTTGAGGGAGTATGTGTCATAACAATCCGAAGACCAATTTTATGTTTTTAACAAAAAAAATTATATTTTTATTCTTAGCTAACGCATTGACGTAATATTGTTAAGAAAAAGCATTTAACTATTCTAATTCCATTCTAATATTATATCAAATAGTATATTATCACACAATAATTATAGTTATATGGAATTTATAGATTGTCACGAGGAAAAAATCCATTTGTGTGGTTATATTCAAGATTTAGGTTATCTATTTGTATTTGATGAAACTAAAACGTGTACTGCTGCCAGTGATAATGTCATTCAGATTGATAATCTTCCCTTAGAGAAATACCTCGGAATGAGTATTGATGACGTTTTGTCTACACTAACAAAAAGTAATACCTTCATTTTCGAATCTATAAATCAAAATATAAATACTTCAATTTTCTACAGGTTTGCAGAAAGAATTCAGATTAATAATGTAGATTATGATTTAAGCATTTATACATATGGAATTAATATTTACATAGAAATTGAGATTTGTAATGTAAATCAGTTAAAATCGACCAAACTATATTATTATGCCAAATACCTTGAAGATAATAAATCAATGGTATGGCAATCCCTTACTAATTTAATACGTCAGATCATAAATTACGACAGAGTAATGGTTTATCAGTTTTTAGAAGACAATAGCGGAAAGGTTATCGCTGAATCAAAATCTGAAAACATGCACTCTTTATTGGGATATCGTTATCCGGAATTTGATATCCCTAAGCAAGCTCGTGAACTGTATACTATTTTTCTTGCCAGACATACAACAGATACGGAAGGACTCACACATAAAATCGTAAGCAAGACTAATCAAGAAATTGATTTAACAAAATGTAGTTTACGTGCTATGTCACCTATACATTTACAATATTTGAGAAATTCCAATGCGAGGGCGACCGCGAGTTTTTCTATAATTCAAGACGGAAAATTATGGGGTTTAGTAACTTGTCAAAATAGTGAGCCATTACATGTTGATCTGGCCCAAAGACATTTATGTACATTTCTAACACAATTCTCAACTAATCATCACATCTCTGAATTGTTAAAACAAGATTTAGAAACTCAAAATGTCATGTATGTTTTAGAAAAGGAACTCAAAAGTGATTTACTGATTCATAGAGATATCCATTACGTTTTAGAAACTTTTGGAGAACGGATAATGAAAATGGTTGATGCAGATGGAATAATTATCAAGCATAATAAAGGTGAAAAATTTTTTGGAACAGTTCCTAGTGCTCGTCATTTAAAAGAAATAGATAATCGCTTAAAAAATGAAGATACCGGTTTTTTCTTTACACATGAGTTTACCTATGAAGCTGAGGAAGAGGAGTTATTCCCGGGAATTATAAGAGCAGAAATACTTGCAGAATCTCAATGGAAAATATATCTTTTTCGGAAAGAACTATTAATTGAAGAATTATGGGCTGGAAAGCCGGAAAAACAATTAAATTATGATCCTGAAAGAAAAATCACCTACCCTTCTCCCAGAACATCTTTTGAAACATGGAGACAGATAGCACGTGGAAAGGCCTCTGTATGGCTTAAAGTTCAATTATTATTCCTTGAGCGAATAGTGTATATTATTCAACAGGCTATAGCTAAAAGAAATGCGGAAATAGATAAACTAAATAAAGATCTTATTCGTTCAAACAATGCTTTAGATACATTTAGTTACACTTTGACACATGATTTGAAAAACCCCTTATCTTCAGTTCAGCTTGGTGCTCAGATGATATTGATGAAAAAAAACCTCGGGCAAGAGATTTTAAATAGATTAGCTACTAATATCCTAGAGGCATCAAATCTAATAACAGATATGATAAATAAGGTTCATGAACTTTCAAAATCAAATTCAGTACCATTAGATCTTGAAATAATAGATCCTAAAAATAAAATAATTACAATTGCAGAGAGTAGTAAAGATCAATATGGAGTAGACAATTTGGAATTCATTATGGGTGAAATTTTACCAATTAGAGGAGAAAGAACACTTTTATACCAGTTGTTTCTAAATATCTTAGGGAATGCGATAAAATATAGTAGTAAACAGGAAAGCCCCAAAGTTGAAATATACAGTATTAAAGCGGGGAGTAAAGTAATATATTTTATAGAGGATAACGGTATTGGAATGGATTTGAAAGACGGTAATAATATATTTGAAATATTCCAAAGGCTTCCCAATTCTTCCGGTTATGATGGAACAGGAATAGGTCTATCAATTGTGAAAAGAATTATTGATAGATTAGGAGCTGAGATTAAGGTAGAGAGTCAATTAGGAAAAGGAACACAATTTCAAATATCTTTTAACAATCTGTAAAAATACATATGATGCTTTCATAAGTATCTATGATATCTCCTGATCAATCTCATCCAACATATGAGTAATAGCCATGAATTGATCCGCATGGAAGGATTCACCATAGTTCTGTATCCAATCTCCATCCTCTTTACGAAAGACATACATTGCTGCTTTATCCTTACTGAATAAAGTGTAGGTATTGGGGGCCATATTACCTGGACGTATCTCAACTAATACAGTTCGCTGAGTTCTGTTATAATTAAGCATGGCATTAATCCGATATGGTGTTAGATCTTTCATTACTTTTTCTTTTTAAGTTCCACTTTAAAGTAATCGTCTATTTTCTTTTTGAATGTTTGAAGCTCAGTATTCATTTGGTCAATCCATCTCACCCGGTCATTTAATCCTGAGTATGGGTCACGAATAGAAAAGTCAATTGAATTATTTCGCCTTCCATCTCGTTCGCGCGAATACAATTCCCGTGCAACATCCTGAAACTCCTCCGGAGTATACCACTTGCCAGCTGACTTGTGATATATCCAATATCCACTCACTCTTGCCTCCTTAATTAGAATCTCAAAATTAGCAGGCATCGCAGCATTTTCTCTCTGCTTGTTTAACATAAAATTATTCATGGCACATCAAAATTACTAAGTTTTTTAGCATTTATACAAGGGGCAAAATAAAATGTTACAATAAAAGGCAGCTAAAAAATTAACTGCCTTTACTTAGGTTAATGAATGGTGAGAGTAATATTTTTTAATAATCCTGATTCTTATAAGCTTGAACCAGTAGGACTAATATGGATATCAAACATATAACGATGATAATCCCAAATAAAAGTAATACCAATACCATATGTTTGAAAATTTAATCGAAGTTATGTATAAGTATTTAGTGGTTATGCTTACTATTTTAAATCAAGTATAAAAATCCAATAAATTAAGTATTTATACGTGAAATAAATATACTTAGAATCACTAATTTTATAAAGTCTTATTGCAATAACGGTTAACACTTAAGCGAGGTAGAAATATCTCGCTTTAATTTAGTAACTTCAATTAAGTTTATAAAATCTCCGTTCCAGGAGACTTATAGTTAGTGTTAAAGCGAGGATCTAACCCTCCTCGCTTCCCTTAAGTTATTATCAATTTTACTTTTTTATTCCTCTTGATTACAAGCAGCCATCTAATTTCATAATTCAATTTTTTATTCTTAACATATATTATGATTGTAATTTTTTAGTTTTGAAAAAATTAGCTTTGATTAACAATTATTGATTGTTTTTATGCCCCTAATTCCTTTGAAAAATTATTACTGTATGTTATGAATGACATTCTAAAATATTGGAAAAAGTTCACATACTTTGGAGTATATTCTGATATGTCCTATATAGAAATGAAGCGTGTAATGATGATTAATCTTATCGCAACATTTTGCTTAGTTCCAACAATTGGTTTTTCAATTATAAACCTTTTCGATCAGAGATATTTGTTGTCAGCTATAAATATTTCAAATACGACATGTTCTGTAATTGTTATTATTCTACAACATCATAGGAAGCACAACTCCGCTAAAGCAACACTTTTAATCAGTAATTTTTTTTTCTTTTTTATCGGAGCTTTATTATACAAAAATGGAGGTGAATATTTTCTACTATGTATTATGATTGCCTCTATGTTACTCTACAATGACCGTCGGCTACATTTAATCTTCTGTATAGCAGTAGCTTCCTCAATTGCAATTCTTAATCTATTACCTGTAGATATACCTGCAGAACAATTAGTACCAAAATCACGTGCAATCTTCAACATTACAAATGCGCTCGTATTCATAGTTATTATCGTAAATTTCTTCCTGCAGATTATATATAATAATACTGACATGATTGAAAAACAACGTCAACGTCTACAAGAATTGAATATAGACAAGGAAAAAATATTTTCTATAATTGCTCACGATATCAAAAGCCCTTTTGCAAGTTTAGAATCTTTGGTACTAATGCTACGTCAAGAAACTATTAATAATAATACGTCAATAGAATATATAGACCAAATCTATCAACAGATTGTACATCAAAATCAATCATTAGATGACTTTCTTAAATGGGGAAGTATTAATTTAAATGGGATTAAAATTTATTCTACTCAAATTTCACTATATCCCTTAATAATGGATATAGTGAAATCCTTCTTGGATAAAATGCAGACAAAGAAACTGAAAGTCAATGTTAAGATTCCTGACCAACAGTATATCTTTGCTGATAAAGATCATACTATTATAATATTTCGTAATTTAATTAGTAATGCTATAAAATTTAGTTACGTATCAGGTACTATTAACATTTATTCCTCTGTTGATGAAAAGTACATTCGAATCCATATTCAGGATGAGGGAATTGGTATAAATTCTCTTAAATCAAAGCTACTGTTTAGTGTTTCTCAACAAAAATCTATAGGAACTGAAGATGAACCCGGAGCAGGACTTGGACTTGTATTATGTAAAGATCTTATCGAACGAAATAAAGGCATAGTAGAAATAGAAAGTGTTTTAGAAAAAGGTTCAATTTTTACTGTTGGACTCCCCAAGTTTACCGAAATTTAACAAAAATCATAGAAATTTTTTTAGTATATTACGTTGTTTTTAGTTCAAATTACCCTTTAAAAGGTTGATTTATGACGAGGATTTAATGATTCTCGTCATTTTTTTTAGCAAAAAGCAATTATAACATTTTTATTACATACCTTAGCGGCACTTTAGATAATATCACCTATTTAAATGGTTAAATAAACAGCGAGGATTTCCCCCCCCTCGCTTTTTTAAAAAAGGGAGTAAATTTAAATCAACTTAATCCTGTGGTAGGTAGAGTAACCACTTTTCAGGAATATATAGCGAGGCCTCAACCTCGCTTTTCTTTTATATGTGTTAAAACATTATTATATTAGTGATGTTATAATTTTAAATCATCTATCTTTAAAATATTGGGGATAATGGCGAGGTTTTTATCTCGCCATTATTATTTTCAATAAATAATTTTTAACTCGACAATCGGAACAATATTTGTTTTCAGCTATTCTGATGGGAACATTTACACTTGATTATAATGAAAATAGCAAGATCTGGATATGTATCCATGCGGATACAGGAGTATATTGCCAGTTTAAACAATTCTACTTCAGAAGAACTAATGAATTCAATATATTTGAATACAGCACAAGCCCTATAGAAGAACTATGTGATATAATAGATTCAATGATCAATTGGCTTCATGAAAATCATTCTGATAAGTTATGATATCCTTACAAGAACTTAACCAATACTTTGAATCCCAAGATCTCACTGTCGAGATCAGGATTGCACCGCACATGTATGTTACTAATGTAAACGAATTCCTAAGAGTGAGTTTTAATACTTGTGAAAGTTGGAAGAAGGAGCTGGATAAATGTCCTTCGTATTTGATGCTCATAAAATTAAAAGAGGCTTTGGAAATCAAGTGAAATATTATTAGTTTAGAATTGTTTATACTATTTATCACACATCTACCTACTTTAGCGATTATTTATTGATTACTGTAGTAGCGAGGATATTTCCTCGCTATTATTTTAAAACCCCCAAAATTATAGGGTTTTAAAATTCCAACAACCTATATTTCCCACTAACAAAAGGATACCATCTATCAACTACAGGAGAATAAAGGTAAGATCCGGATATATTGAACCTGCCAATATCTATGCTTGCTTCACTTCCAATGTATATACGTTGATCAACCCCATTGAATAAAGCCTTTCCGCTAACATCTAATCCAAATGAAGACTCTTTAACCTCATACTTGATTCTCTTCACACCATTAACTGAGGCTCGTTTATCAGCTACCCAGAAGTCTATATAATGCTTTTTAGGGCCTAATAACCAATCTCTTTTCCAATACTCTGCATAATTAATCTCAGCGTTATACTTGAAGTTGAAATAACCATTTCCAATAGTATCAGTAGGCCTTATATATTCAATATTAGCCCATTGATCCTGATACCTGAAAGATGTATCTGTCCTTTGAGCCTGTAGCAACCTACCTTCCAGACTTACACTATAATTGATCCATTGCTTTAGTTGCTTGTCCTTAATATTTAATTGGGCCTTAACGCTATCGAGTTCTTTAATTGCAGCACTATCCAGTTGACTTATTGAGCTGACAATGTTTTCCTTATCACTAATAACAGCATGTTCAAACCCCTTTTGATCAATAACCTTATTGACTGCTTTCACCTCAGCTTTCACCATTTCTTTGGCTACAGGTGTTATTCCGCTTTCTTTCACATCTTTCTTAGTCAGGACAATATACAGTAGCACTATGACCGCTACGGCCAGTAGTGCTGTAAATATCTTATTTCTCATACCTCAAAGAGTCTATAACTAAATCCCGGTTCTTAATCTGCGCATCCTTGTACATCACAGCTTTAGTATAATCATCAACTTGCTTTTCCAACTTCTCAACCCGTTCACGGAGATATTCAACCTGATTCATACACTCCTTACTTCTGTCATCGTTGGTGCTGAATAGCTTGTTAACGAATGTGGTTAAGAGAACGGTTACAAAGCAAACGACAAATGCTAATGGATACTTATTTATCGTTTTAACCCTTTTATCTTCTGTTGATTCAGCCATTATCTCATTAGATTATAGTAGTATAGAGTTTTAGAACGACGATCATCAAGCCCATTGAATCCACCATTCACCTTCCGACACACCGCTCTGATTGAATTCTCGCTTATGTCTAAAGCTAAATCCCAAATTTTACGAAGATCAAACTCAGCAATTGCACTTAAAAAGTAAGCATCGCCAATGATAAGATCAGGGGTGTTGTATAAATCTATCCCTAACATAGTGCCATAGGTCAGATAATCATTACCTCCTGTGCACTGTAATGCACCACCACCTCTATATTTAAACCCGTCTCCAATTTTTGTATTACCTAATTCCTTAGCCTTTCGAGGATTTCCAAGTCCATAAACTCGTTCAGCCAAGTTGTAAGGATTACCTGCAAGTCTTCCTGCTTCTGCTACAGTAATTTTTGCTGAATGCTTTCCAACTCCGAAAATTTCCATGATACGTGGAGCTGTGTAATTCATATTTTCTCGCTCAATGGTATAATAGGTCTCATGATGGATATTACCAAAGAAATGCGCGACCTGCGCTTTGGTTTTTTTGTATTTTTCGGCAAATTTAGAAAGAGTTTCGTTCCCGATGATCCCATCAGCTTTGGCACCTACCATTGTTTGCAGCTGTTTAATTCGTTGTGTTTTGTTCATATCCCCTCCTTTTTACCATGTAGTTAACTCTGCCCTTACCCAAGTGTTAGTTTCGATGCATACATAAATGTATCCTGTCGATATGCGTATTTCACCTTTAATCCCCGCATCTGAAGAAGAAGAGGGAGGTATATTTAGGTCACTTAATCGAAAGGATTTGAATGTAGAATTTCCTAAATAGTCTATTCCAGCAACATTATCGCCATTAACTCCGGCCTGGAATACAAAGCCTCTATTGTTTGCGGAAGACATTTTAAAATACATATTAAAATCAGATGTATTCTCGCCAATACGACCGCCTACAGATGCCGGCATCATATTGATTCTATAATCAGATGTACCATAGAATTCAATAGCTGCATTAGCATTATTAGGCAGTGTTATCTTTTGAGAGGAAATACCCCCCGATACTTCCAAGTCATCTCCTAACCTATTTTTCCCAGAATTGGTATATATAGCATAATTGTTTTCTCCCCTTCCCTCCATAGGCTCAATGTAAACGCCAACATTTGTCACAATATCCCCTTCTCCTTGCGGTTGGTAAATGTAAACTCCTGTGGTCTGATTAATAGAGCCTGAACCTATATGATTAACTGCAGCTCTTACAGCATCAAGCCTATTGGTTATGCTGCCTGAGCCGTTATAAACAATCCTTGACTGAAAACCTACTGCATGATCCCAATCTCCAGTGCCAGTAATCTCAGGTCTGCAATCAAAAGAAGCATATCCACTACCATTGCCAACTTGCGAAATTTTGGAGTAATCCGAGATTCCATGCCCCCCTTCATTGGTTAAAATGGTATCATAGTTAATGTAGAATCTACTAGATCTATCCCTTGTAGCTTCTCCGATGAAGTAGTCTCTTCCATTAATTCCAGATATTGATTCTATATTATTTAGCCCAATATTATCCAATGCAGCTTCAAGACCCTCAATCGTATTGATAGCCTGAGTCCCTGTATGATTAGCCCGGTTCTTAGCTGCAGTGATCATTGCATCAATCTCAGCATCTGTATATCCAGTGCCTACTGTCCAAGTCCCCCCACCTTGATAGATTGCAAGATTAGTCTTAGTACCATCTTTGAATGTAGCTATTGCTCCTACTTTAGCCGGATCGTTATCACCGATATCCAACAATTGCAAGCTTTCAAAATAAGGTGGAAAAAATGCTTCTGTTATTTCTAAATTGGCATCTTTTGCAATCCTGTCTTGATCTGAAAATCTATTATATTCTTCTAAGGCCATATTATCCTCCTACATATTTAATCCACATTCCACCTTTACTCTTAGGTCTAATATCTATTGGCGTGGATGCATCCGATAGATTAACCGTAATGGGTCCTATATCAACATTAGCTCCTGAGCCACCTGTTAACATTCTCCAAATACCATTAGAAAGAAATGATAAGTTCCAAATTGTGTTATTCCGTGAGCTTCCTGCAGAGCGATCACTTACAGCTTTAACCCCGAAACTGCCTTGCTGATTAGACTTTAAAGTCACAGAATTTGATCCATATACTTTTCCTGCGTCTTCTGGAGCAACAGCCAATGGAACATAATCCCTCCACTCCTTTACCTCTTCCCATCCGACCGGAAGAGGTAAACCACCTTCCCACCATATTCTAGCATAATTTGCCCCACTAACAGTAGGTTTAAAAACAGACACTATAGATTCTATTTCAGTAAGCCTATCCATGATTGGCTGAAGATTTCCACCGCCACCGCCAGATCCTTGCATACCATCAGGGTATAACACAACTTCTTCTCCTGCATTTAATCTGAAATCAAGGATACTAACAGTTCCATCTATCTCATTATATGCAACCTCACCTTTTCTGAAGGTCGCATTTTGAAGTTGTGTGGTGCTAATTGGATAGTCCTTTTTACCCAGCAAACGAACATCTGATATGATGGTGTTTGCCCCTTCAATAGTTACCTGGTCATCCCCAAGCGAAACTTTAAAAGGACTGCCGACTAAAGTTGTGACGCCACCGCCACCTCCGCCTGATCCGAAAGGCATTTGATTGACATTTGCCTTCTGTAGCTTTGCAGAGTCTGTATTCCAGACATAGATCATGTCATCAGACTTGATTTTTTGGTCTGATGGATAGGGTTCCAGCTCAATGAGCTTCTTTTTTACATGTTCATCTGCCATTTTATAGTTGTTGTAAAAGTTTTACCATTACATTTTTCTTAGGTCTATTAGCCAATTCACATGTATATATGAAAGGCTGTCTGACATTTCTCGATAACTTTACTATTCTCTTTTGTGTCAATATTCCCATATCAGGTTCTTCAATTGTGACGCTGTCTGCAATTCTTAAAGTTTTCCCTGTTCTTTTGAAATAAAGAGGGTTACAGACTACTGAGTATGTATCGTTTTCAGATGGATCATTACGTTGGTCCATATATTCAATAGCTTTCTGTCTCAGCGCCTGTTCCGCATCGGTAACCCATGCGTTTGACATTCTGATATCGAATACAAAAAAAGTATCTCCTACCTCCGGTTTTATATCAGCATTCGGAACTTCCCAAGCTTTATCCTGTGTATTTTTATTTATCGTAAAAGTTTTGGAGGTATGATTATAGCTGCTGATTTCAAACTCATATCCTGCCAACTGCCCTGTTTGAAATGAAAGCTTAGCTTTAATTTCCGGGATCAACTGAGAGTTAATATCAAAAGGAAAATTAGCATCTGTAAACCTTAGTATGTTCCCCGAATCTACGGATGTGATTGTTCCTAAGTTCATTGGAAATATATCATCAAAAGTCATACTGTCTTCCCAGATGCCGTATTCCTCTATCTGTTTTTCTATATAAGGAAGATCTCCAACGGTTAGTCTTGTCAGACCTCTTCTATATGGGTTGGGCAAGTTTTTATCTGAACCATATACATACAGCCGGGTTACAATATTGCTGTTATCCTGAGGCTTCTTTTCAAGAGAATAGAGAGCTTCTCCTTCTCCCTGTTTCATCACTAAGCCAGTTGCACTTTGTTTTCTGTATAGATGGATCGTCCGCCCTTCAATTATCCATTCTGTATCGAACGCTTCCGCCAGAGTAGATAAGGCTTCAAGGCAGTTTTGATTATCAAAGGAAATATTTTTTATTTCGCTATCTACAACATACCCAAGCTTCCAACCTTCACCAGGGAAAACTCTTTCTATATTTCGCAATAGCAAAGTCATGAATGTCTCTGCCTTATCATTGATGAAGAATGGATTTTTGAAGTACTGACCAATCAGATTGCTTTGGAGAAATTCAACCCGGCCAAGCTTACACTGTTCCCCTTCCATAGATAACGTATAGTGGTAATCCCTTTTCCCTTCTTTGCTAACTGTCGGAATCTGAGTTAAGTAATATGTTTCTCCAAGGATCTCTGCATAGTCCATCCTTTTGAACTCTCTATAATATGGCAGCTCAAAAGAAAGATTAATGAAGTTTCCTCCTGATACTTCTTTCTCTTGAGTAACCGTATCCATCGGCTCTACCACAGTAAGACATGATATCCCTCTTTTAATCGTTATCATGTCTTACTGAATTAGATAGTTGCCATCGTGATCAATCAGGTAAACAGCTTCAATGTTGTCTGTCCAGTTGGCCTCTCCAAACACTAAATCAAATTTTATCCATACTTCTGGCTTTCCGGATAATGGAGTAAGCTTGCGAATGTTACGCTGCTCTTTGTAATACACCCTGTAATCTCTGCCTAGGTCTGTGATTGATAGTTTATGAGTTCCGCCATTGGAAAGTTCAGTGAACAAAGCATTATACTTTGTCCAGAAGTCCTCAACCGAACTTGCGGTTAATGCACAATTAAGCGTGAACTCACGGGAATTAAACCGCGGATCCTGCAAATCAATATCCAACCCATTCTTATCAGTGAAATCATGAGTCATCGAATCTTTACGGGAAGGGTATGCAAGGAACGAATTACTTCCTCCTTCCACCACAACTCCGAAGATTGTATACAGGTCGTTATTATTTAGTTTGTATTGTGAGGTCATGATTTCTGAAATACGTTAATTGAAGACTCATCAAGCTGCTGCACAAATACATTTGCATCACCGTGAACTTCCACCATTGCTATAGAACTATCATTTCCAAATACATTTATCTGAGCATCGTTTGTGCCATATACCTGGCATACGGTGTAACCATCTAAATGAATACCGATTGTTCCTCCAAAGGCAATTACTAAGTTTGGATTCTCAAGGCTGTATTTACCTTGCAGGTATACTCCGGACGCAAGTAGATCTGATTCATATACCTTCAGGATATCTAATGATGGAAAGCTATTTTCCATGCAGAACTCTATCCCTTGCGGAGATTTGAGTAATGAAATTAAATCCTTAACGCTATTTGCGGTCTTCACCCCATTTACTCCAAAATCGCAACTCAATGATGCCAATATGTATTTTTTAAGCTCTTCCATTAAAATCCAAATTTTCCTGCAGCCCTTAACTGCATATCTAAGTTTCCCTTTGTGTTAGATTCAATACCTTTGAGATAGGGGAGGTACTCTGTTGTTTTCTCTGCTGTTATCCTTGTATTTCGCTCGATCAATATTGCCTGATTAAGGCTTTCATTAGCGAAATAAAGCTGTTGTGAAAGGATAGATTGCTGTGCTTTTGACTGATTTACCAATTCAGACAAATGAATCCTCATTGCACCCGTTTGCCCGGCAAGCAAATCAATACTTTCTTGACTTGCTCTGGCATAGGCTCCGCTTAGAGAAATAGAGTTTTCTTTACCTGGTGTTTTATCTAGCCCTAATCCCTTATATGCTTCCTCCATTGCATTTGTGAAACCTTTTGATGCTTCTCCTAGTTTATCTCTCCAAGAATCGAAATTGAAGCCAACAAGGCTGTTGTCATTAGCTAGCATATATTGTGAAACCTGATTAACCATATCATTTACTATTGGTTCAATCAGCTTTAGCTTAAGACTGTTTGCCAAAGCATTTTTTATGAACTTGTCAAAAGTGTCATCCATAGCATCAATAGCACTCTCCCCGGCTTCAAATGCAGAAACTAAGGCATTCGCAAGCTCATTTGAAAGTTCCTTGAATGAAGTTTGAACTAAAGACTCTGTGATGCTTTTTCGGATATCCTCAATCTCCTGATCAATTTTATCCATCTCATCCCGAAAGGATTTAACTTTAGCTTTGTCAGTTTTCTTTTTATCTCCTTCAGCTTTTGCCATTTGCTGGAGTTTCGCCTGCTGTTCCTTCAGATTGTCAATAGCTTTCTGACTGTCAGAATAAAAAGACTCTCCAACACTATTGTTTATCTGATTTTGAAGTTTTGAATATGATTTACTAAGACTGTCTAACTGTTCTTGATATTTATCAATCTGCTTTTGTATCTTCTTGTCTTTGACATTGAACAAATCAATAACCTTTGTAAGTGTGGATATTCCCCCTGATATGATAGATATTGGATTTCCTGAAGCTATACCCATAGCTAACTCACTCATGCTTCCAGCTAATCCGCTAACCTTGTCGATGGTATCTTGAACACCTTCGCCAACACCCAATGAACCTAAAATATTTCCTAGCCCCTCGGTTGCTATTTGTGCCTTTTTAAGATCCACTGAAATCCCTTCAAACATTTCAGAAAGTGCTTTTTTAGCTTCTGGAGAATCTTTGCCAAATAACTTAACTTGTTCTCTGTAATTCGCTATCGCCTCAGTGCTTGCTATCCAAGATTTTTCAAGATTAGTGTTTATCCTCGCCTGAGACACTTCGTTAGTAGCTCTGTCATAGTCCTTACGTGTTATTTTCCCTGCTGCTAGTTCAGCATCCAAACGCTTCTGTATGTCGTCAAGAACGGCATTTGATGCTTTTTTACTAAGGAATTGGAGTGTATTATATGTTTTTTCCCAATTTTGCTCTTTTTGAATATTTGCTATTGTAAGGGCGGAAATTTCTTCTGCCAATCCCTCTTTTAGTGTTTTCTTTTGCTCTTCTGTTGCATTTTCTCCTAGATCGGAAAGAGCTTTCTGGTAACGCTTTTGAACAGCAATAATTTTGTCATTATAACTCATTGACAACTGTAAAGCTTCCATATAAGCCCTAATATTCTCCTCTTTAACCCTTTCGTTGTGGGCTTTCAGTTTTTCTTCAAGTTCTTTCAAATAAGTTTCATCAATAGGAGATATGCCTACTGTTAACTTCATGCCATTTAAGTAATTCACTTCAGACTGCATCCGGGAAACAGTATCTTTGAACTTCCCATACTGTTCATCAGCATACTTTTCACCTGCTTCAATCTTTAATTCTTCGTACTTAACGAAATTCTGGTAGTCTTCCTGGTATTGTTTTAGTTTCTTGTCAGTCTCTTTCTTTTGTCGATCATATCCAAGCTCATCAGTTTCCATTTTAGATATGACATTAAGCGTACTTACACCTATCTTTTTATCTTTTGGAGCTTTTTTGTTAAATTCTTCTATCTCTTTACGTAGGTCGTCATAGTATTTCTTTACCCTATCAATTTCTTGTTCATCTTCTGTTTTTGAAAGTTGGTTTACTTCGTATTTCTTATCAACAATTTTCTGTAATAAAGACTCCCTTTCTTTTGATAATTTTTCTATCTCTTTGTTAGCCTGCCTGCTTTCTTTAGAAATACCTAATATTGAATCCCGTTCAGACTTTAGCTTCTTAAGTGTTTCTTCGTAACCAGATATATCGTCTTTTTTGTACTCTGAATCACCTAAACGTGCTTTTTTTAGATCATTTTGTGTTTTTAATATCTCCTGATTTATTTGCTTTAATCTTTCAGAAACTTTTACCGCAGGTGAGTTATCTGGTTTTGTGTCAACATTTACTCCTGTCAATATTTCTTGCCACTTATCATCATACTCTTTTTTTAGTTCGTCCATTGATTTTTGGAGAACTTCTTTTTCTTGATCAACAATTTGCTGGCTTGCAAAGTCCCCATTAAACAGTGATTTACCCCAATCTGAAAAACTAATACCTTGTGAAGTTGGGGTGAATGTGTTTTTTAACGATCTACCTAATTTCGTCCACATTCCAATGCCATCAATCCCCTTACGATTAATTTCGTCCATCTTATCAGCCATAGAATTGAACTCGTCGAATCCCTTTCGGGCGGACGCCGCTTCACGTATCTTAAGAATGTATTCATCTAGTGCAGCGGTCGCCTTACCTGTGGCGATCTCTTCTTGACTAAAAGAAGATAGTATTCCTCCTGTTTGAGCCAGTAATTTATCATATGCAGATTTCTTCTGTTCAGCTGATGATGTGTTGCTTTTTATTACCTCGATTAGTTGCTCAATACTTCTTCGCTCTTTGTCTGATTTTTCTGATCCAGCTTCATGCGCTTCATTTAGTTTCTCTTGTGCAGCTGTCGTAGCATCTGTTACTTGTGTAAGGCTATATATAGCAGCTGCTAAGGCAGATATTAATACAGTGGTTGCGATCAAAGGGGAGGCTGCCATTACAACATTCAAAGCTGCCATTGCTTTTGTTTTAGCGACTATTGCCCCATAATGTAACATTTCAGCCGCCGTCATTCCAACAAGGCGAGCCGCGTTTAATTGATTAAGTGCAGCCGTAGTGATTAGTGCGACACGGTATGATCCGTAAACAACAATTAATCCTGTGAGAATGTCAAGAATTTTTTGATAATTCTCTATTAAATAGGAAGCCCCCTGTATTGTTTTACTAATAAGTCCCTCATTGTCCTTTCCAATATTGTTTAACATTACATCGAAAGCGTCGCTAAGCCTTTCAAGTTCTCCCTGAATTGTTTTTGATTGTGCTTCCATTAGTCCGCCAAACATTGAACCTTCCGCAGTCATATTTTGGAAAGCTTTTTCAATTTCTGCAAAACCAACTTTACCAGCAGAAACAAGATTGTTTACTTCACTTTCAGCAACTCCCAGAACTTTTGCTAATTCTTTATAAATAGGAATACCCCGACCAGCAAACTGACGTATATCCATCAAATAAGCTCGCCCTTGTGTTCTTAATGTTCCGTATAGGTAAACAATATCGTTAATTGGAGCAGACACACCAGCAGCTACATCACCAAGCATTCTAAGCTCGTCTTTGACGCTTTCAGCATTAGATCCATACGCCAACAACTGTTTAGCTGCATTGGCAGCATCTTTCATACCGAAAGGAGTTGTGCCGGCAAATTCAATGAGATCCTTTGTTAATTTATCTGCTTTTTCCCGACTTCCCAACATTGTGGTAAAAGCAATTTCAAGCTGCTGGAATTCAGATCGCACAGATATTAATTGGGTAATAAAGTTTTGAGCTTGGTTTATAGTAAAAAAAGCGGTGGCAGCTTTTGCCATACCCGCAAAAATATTAGTGGCATTGTTAGCGGAGTCACTGGTATCATTTATGCCATCTCTAATCCTGTCCAGAAAATCTTCAATACTATCAAATTGTGGCTGACCATTTCTAGTAAAATTCCTCAACCATTGTTCAAGGCTTTGATTGGCTTGTGTAGCATCGAAACCTAATTCAACTGTGAATTTTAACGCACCTCCATTAACTGTTATCGACATTACTTTTTGCTTCTGTTTTTTAATCTGCTAATCAAATCTTTACTGCTTATTTCAGCAGGAGCTTCAACTTTATTACCGTCTTTATCGTACTTCGGAATACTCATGTTCAACAACATTAAGTTCTGATATGATATATCCCAAAGGCATTCTTTATAAGTGAAACGCCAGTATTTAACAGCGTTTCCGATTATCTCCCAGTAGTTTATTTTGTACTTACCTGGTTTTCTTTTTCGGGGGCTATTATCTCCTCCGTTTGTAGGCTCATCCCGTTTATCGAGATGATAGAATTGAGAAAAGAATCTGTATTAACTGACTTCACAACGAACGATATAAGCTCTATCATGTCATTTTGATCCATTTTGTATATTTCTCTGACCATCCATGCAGGAGGGTTAGTCTCTTTATTGTGGATAACGATAGCAATAGCCTTAACAATATCATCAATATGCTTATCAGCCATCAATAACCCTGCACGAGTAGCCGAAACACCTTTACCAGTCTCAAAAACATCAAGTTTTAAAGCATATTTACTATATCTTGCTCTTGCACCCAATGTAATAGGGGAGACCTCAACAGTTTTTACCTGTTCTTTGATCTTCCAATTGAATAATAGTTTTTCAAACCAATTCCGGGGAGACAGAGTAAATGTGAATACTTTTGGCTCTTCTGATAATGCTTCGCTAAACTGTTCGTTAGTCATATAATTTTGATAACTTTTAATTATGTTTCAAAATTTATGATTTGAATTTTTACCACAAAAAAAGGGGAGCATTATTACTCCCCTAAAATGTTTTGGCTTTGATTTAGTTTATATTTAAAACAAAGGCTTGTAAAATCGCCAAAACGACTTGACCCAAAATTATAAACAAAAATAAAAACGAGATGTAATAATAATTTGTTATATTTAATAAATCAATTTATTAAATATAACTATGGCAAACCTTATTAAAATTAACACCTTAGAAGGAGAAAAACTATTGATAAATGTAAATCAGATTGTTGAAGTACAAAGAATTATCGAAGACGAAGACCTAAAATCAATAATAGTACTTCAAAGTGGCAAACGGATACATGTAAATGAAGATATTGACACTATACTCAGTCGAGCTAATGGATAATTATATTTTACCATTGTGTTCATTGGATCATTCATAATATTTATACTATATTATTCTTTTTAAGTATATCGTGTATAAACTCTTTGCCTGCTTCAGTCCATTTAAGCAGATGGCTGGTTTTGGTTGATCCGTCGCTAGCTGGATATGGAAAAGGTATTGGTTTTGCATACCCTTTGCCTTTATATTTAGCGTAAAGTTTCCATACTTTACCTTCTAAATATTGAACTTTCAAATCTTTAAGAATTTTGTTTAATTTTCGATGAGTAAAACCTAATCCCTCTGCGATAGTATTTATAGTCATGTATCCCTCACTTGACAAAACCTCATCGTAATGCTTTAATTTAGGAACAGATAACTTTATAACTTTACTTTGTTCTTCTCTTATTGTCTCTGATATTTCCAGTTGTTCATAAGCCAATAGTTTTTCTTCTCGCTCTTTTGCCCAATTTTGAGCGAGTTGTAACACAGTATTAGGGTCTGTAAAATCTAATTGATTTTTAGAATAAACTCCGTGTTTGCGGATAGATGGCAAAACCTCGTCAAAAATCCAAGATTCAAACTCGTCCGCTCCGGGTAATTGTGATTTGATTACTAATCGGTAAATATCGCCCTCAGGGATAACTTTGAACTCTTGGCGACGACCTAGCGAATCGCTACCCCATGTCATTAATGATTTCTTACAGTGTGTGTTAGTTGCGTCGCTTGGGTTTTTATACCCTAAAGCTTTTGCTACATCATTAGCTACGAAGTAAGGAATGTCATCACTAATTATGGTTCTAACATCACCAAACTTAGAATTTTGGAAAACTTGCAAAATGTGCTGATTGCCTTGACCAACATCATTTAATTTTTGTACATTTGTATTCATATATTTGTCATATAAAAACAGGCTTGCACGAATGGGATCGATGAGCCTGTTTTTTTTGTTTAACAACCAAATATACAACTTTTAATAATTAATTGAAACTAATTACAACTAAAGTTGTGTAGCTGGTCTTTATGTGTTCGTGTGTTACTTTTAAGACCCTATTTTATGCGTGTGGCGTAGATATGGTGGTTTTCAATCTTAATCCTGAACTTCATGGATGGATCAGATTTTTTGATCCTGCTGATTATACCTTTTAATATCTCTTTTCGGTGCTCAGGAAGCACGAGGCACTGTGTCTTTATTTCCAAAGACATTAATATTTTTCTTACTGTCATGGCTTTAGAAAATTAGATTTTCCAGCTTACATGACCTGAAAGCATTTTGCTCAACATCGAAGTAAGTAAATAACTTGTTGGTGCTGGTTTGTCCTTTATACTCATAATCTACATGAGTAGGGCAAGCGTCCCAATAGCTGTACGTATAGAGCCATCAACCTTTTCGTATTTAAATTCTACAACTTTAGACAACATCTTGATTCTGAGTTTTACTACTTTCCAGGCGTAAGATAAAGCTCTAGAGAATGAACTGAAGTTTTTGGCGATCTGCCAAGCGGTTTTAAAAACTAATGATTTCATAATAGTAGAGATTAGGCGTTAGCAAATGAGTTAAGAAACAAAGACATGTGTGCAATAGATTTTACACAAGGGGATTGTATATCTTCTGAAAATATCCTCTTAGCTGTTTCAATCATCAATTCAAGCTCTAACGCAGCATGGAATACTTCTAGCATCTCGCTTTCAGGTTCTGCCCAAAGAGACACATCAATAATAATGTCTTTAATCCTTTCAATTGATTTGAAGCATACTTCTAATTTTATTGCTTCATGCTTAATTGCATCTTCTGCAATCTCTACTAATTCATGTAGGTTGATTACTGGGGTGTTTTTTGATTTAGTTCGCATTTTATTCAAAAACTATCGGCAACAAAAAAGCCCTGCCGTTTGGGGTGCGAACTAAATCAAAGTGAGTAAAGTACTCGAAATTGAAACCAAATCGACAGGGTTTACCTGTATTGTGCTAATACCCTGTATTAGCTTCGTAAATTCTTTGTAAAGATTTATAGAAGTGCCTTTACATACACTTTGAAATAGTTCGCAATACAAATATAATAATATTTATTTATATTCCAAACTATTTTTAATAATTTATTTAAATCTAATTCGTCTTTATTATGCTTCCATCTAACCCTCCATTATCATTTACTCTAAAAATGTATCTTCCTAATATTTTATTGCCATAACTATTAGCCCCATAACAATCAAGACTTATTTTCCATTGAACAATTTTTTTAAAGTCTATATTTTTATCTTGTAATAGCAATAATTTAGCCTCTAACTCCTCTTCACACTTTTTTATTGATCTTCTATAATCTGTCAATTCTTTCAAAGATTCTTGATACCATTTGATATTTTGAGAGTATTTTTCTAAATACTTATTGTAGTCCTTATTCTTTAGTTTTTCACCCTTTTTTAAATTTTTAACCTGCGCTTCAAATATGTTTTTGTTTTTATTGAAATCTGATAAGTAAAATGTTGTATCTGATTCCAATCGTCTCTTTGCGTCTTTTAAAACCCTAATATCAAATTCTAATTTCTCTTTTAAATCAACGGGATCAGCTTCTATTTTCAATAATTCATAACTATACGGATCTTTAAAAGTTAAATCAACTTGTACTCTTTTAAAAATATCTTTAGCTTTTTCAATTATCTGCAAGCTATCAAGATTTTGCGCCTTAACCGCTCCCATTACCAGTAAAGCAACGAATAACAATAATATTTTTCTCATAATTATTTTTTAAAGATTAAACAATACACAATAATACGAAATAAGGAGGATATGGAAAAGCTATGCATTTGCATTACGTTTGCATAGCTTATGAAATCAACAAACAGATAACAAATTAAAAAAAGCCCCTACATTCTAGTGCAGGAGCTTCAAAGTAAAAATATGAAAAGAAAAATTAATCTGCCAAAGGTTCTTCAACCACAACATCTCCCATAGGGTGATCTAATGCTGTAAAGGTAATTGTTAATGTTCCTAAAGCTCCTTTTGCTGTTGGCCATGTGATAAGAGCCATAACGTCAGCATTTGGGAATAAGATTTTAAAGTCGTCCAATGTGATGATCTCAACCGCTTTACGCATTTCTACCTGTTCTGTACGTCCCCAGCGTTTACCGACTGTTGCTGTAGCTGGAGTTACCGTACCGCCTTTCAATGCTTCCAGTTGATCAGTTGACAGGTCATAAGTTTGCACAGTGTATGAAACACTTCCTTCTTCTGTGGTGATACGTCTGTATACTCCTTTTCTCTGTTCGGTACGGATATCCTCACGAGTAGGTTCTGTTTCAGTAACTGTAGCGGAGTCAATCTGTGCATCCGGAATCTCAACCGTGAATGATGTTGGCAATCCGTTTGCCACGACATCAGCAATTTTGATGCTCTTTAATCCTAAGCTTGAATTTTCTACTGCCATTTTTATAAATTTTTAATGGTTAATTTTATTCTGTTGTTAATTATTGTTTGATCGTTTTCTGTTAATATATGTTGAGCTGATAACTCCGCAAGTACACGTTTGTCCTTATCATAGTTCATCTTGAAAAGTACGTTAAATAATGCTGACAACACGATTATTCTAGCCTGATTAGGGATGTCCCTTAACCTAACATTTTTGCCATCAACAATAGTCGAATATTCAGGGTTAGGTACAAATACATTAACGTTAATGATACCTCCTTGCAGTTGATCGAAATCAATATTCAATACATTGACTGTTACATCCTCTTTATCGCTGTTTGTTGGTCGTAAATAACGTCTTACAACGCCTGAAATTGATGTTTTGATATTGCTATTCCAGATAAGTGAGAAAACGTGATCTAATCCTTCTGATGATGTCATACTAATCTTTGTAATACTTCGGCTAACCGCATTGAACTGCCTGATATAACCCACTTGTTATCCTTTGCTTCCACGTATAAGGCGTAATCTTCTCCTGCTACAAGCATCATTCCGATACCTGAACTTGGAATGTTACTTTCTGCCACACTTTTTCCCTTTTCTAGCCCATCGCTACCACTGCCTGAAAGCTGAAAGTTTCGGTATACGATAGATCCATTTTTGAATACAACTGTCCCTAATGAGCTACGGAGATTGTGGCTATGGTTAATAAATTCAGCGTGCTGCCTGGCATCTTGTGCCGTTTTATCTGCTAAATCAATAAGGACACTAACAGCCTGATCTTGAATCTGTGCCTTGAAAGACCGTATAGTCTCCCTGACATCTGCCATTTTAAATTGAGGTTTAATCCTTACTTCAGCCATATCCTTGTTACTCTTTGCCCTCTTTCAAACTTTACTACCTCACCTTTGCCAAATAACTCACTATTCAGGTCTACGGTTATATTTACTTTTGTTCCGATAGCTAAATAATCAATACCAGTGTCAGTAAAAACTAAATAGCTATAGTCATAGTTAACACCATCCTCAACAACCCTGCGTCCATCTACTGTATTGCTTTCAGCTCTACAACTTCTCTCTATTGTTTTTGTCGATGATGGAGGGAATGTTATGTCCCCATCTTCATCAACTACTGGTTCTGTTATTGACGAACTGATAAAAGCTGTTAGTGTATGTATTCTCCTTTTGATACTCATCGCATACGACTAATATTTTTAACAATAACAGTTCCTGTAATAGCATTGACTATATCCTTACGTCCGTACTTCCGAGCAAGATAAAGAAGCCTTTCACGCATTAGTTTGGCATCCTTTGATGTGGAGTATTGCGATTCACTTTCACTTGTAACAGCAATAGACTGAAAGAGCACATCAATAGTACTCCGTTCTACTTGTGGCTTCAACGAAGCGTTGTATTCTGCCGATCCGTCAAGACCTGCATTCAACAACGCTAAGGCGATCGCCTGACTATCCACATCAAAACCCAAAAACTGATGAAAGGCTTCTTTGATTGTCATTTCTTAAGCTCCTTTAGTGTTAAGAATGAAAATGTTCTTAGCCTGTGTAAGACCAGGGAAAGCGTTATAAACACCCTCTGTGATCTCTGCTAATGGTTTACGCTCTCTCCAACGTGACAACAATACACCGTCAGATGTCAAGTAAGTGACATTCTCAACTGGTGTTATCTGCTCATCCGCTAATGCGTTGTGGATTACACCTAAGTCACCTGAAGGAATGAATACAGCGTTATCTACATTGATAGTAGTCGTTGCTGCCTTAACACCGTCCGTTTGAACATATGCCAAATCTGAAACAACTTCGAACACAGGAAAACGGTTTGCTGTTAACACTGCATTGATATTCTCCAAAGTGAACGCATAACGAGCGTTTGAACCAGGATTGAAAAATCCTTTAAGGAGATTTTGCAAAGAGGTGTTATTAATGATCTTGTACCATTTCGACTCGCTAATTAAAACACGGTCAAAAGGAACGCCTGTAACCAATGTTTTCAAACGAATAGCCTCAAAATCGGCAACAATATTAGTTGCTGGCAAATCCCAGTCAGCTAAAGCGTTTACACGGTTATCAGCACCAACCAAAGGCACTTCAAACACGACTCCATTAGGATTGTTAGCCAATGTGATACTTACTGTACCATTGAATACAGCTTGTTTAACCATCGCATCCAAACGTCTCAATACAGCGTTACGGGAGTATACATAATCGTCAACCTCACGTGCCATTGCTTGGCGCAACCGTTCAGGCAGTCCTAAAGCATTGGAACCTAATATAATTTCAAGATTACGAAGCTCTTGTGCGTTAAACTTACGTCTAACAAAGATAGGAGGCACTTCACCTTTCAATTTTTCAAGCCCTTGACGGCTATGTAAAGGATATTCACTATCACGTGATCCTACTGTCGCCATTGCTTCCAATGTTTCGTTGTCGATTAGTGTTTCGTACTCTAACGATACCGTAGGATCTAGCGTACGGAAGAAACGAGGGAAGAATAAAGGAGCAAAGCGAGATTCCGCATTCTCCAACATAACCTCTGGCGTAATTCCCTCATTAGCCAGAAACTGAATTAATTCCGATCTCTGAAATTCCATTACCCAGATTATTTAGTTTGTGAAAAAATTATGTTCGGCAAATTCGCTTTTGTAGCAGCGGAAATGTATCCGATTCTGCGAGCGTAAACCAAACCTCCTACTACTGCATCAACTGAATGCACGTTACCAGTAACCACTTTTACAGGATTATAGAGCAATGCGTTTCCGTCTCCTGTACCGATAGCAGTATTGATTGCAACAGCGGCACCATAACCAGCAGCTAATGTGATTTTGTCAAATGCCGGGTCTGATGTGTCTATAGCTGAAATTGCCTTACCGTTCAATTGGTCTCCTACAGTTAGTAAGTGACCTTTTGCTACTTCAATTTCAGTATTAGCAGATGCGATTGCTTTGGTTGTTATGGCTGTTTTTACTGCTAAGGCAGTACGATTGATTTCGTCTACCAAAATAGCAGTACCAGCACCGATGACAGCACCGTTTGCATATCCTGAAACATTCAGCACAAAACCTCCTGTAAGTAACTGCAAAGATTTGTCATGCTGAAATACTGGAATGCCAGCATTATAAGTACTTCTTTGAATGTTCATTTTAAAAATTATTGTTTAATCCTTACGCCTTTTTAGCGTGGCGTTCCTGCGCTTTTTTGAAGCCTTCTAATGCTTCTTTGCCTTTTGCTGATAATGCTTTAGGCTTGTTGTGGTCGCCATCTGAACGGTCTCCGCTGTTTGGTTTGCCAGGCGATTTGTCATTAGCTGATTGCTTAATGAATGAGGTGTTGAAATTTTTGAGTTCCTCGATTGCGCTGTCAAAATCATCCTCTTTGGCAGGTTGCCATTTTTGAATAAGGGTTTCGTTTACGATGCCGTTTGCTTCTGCTAACTTCTCCCATTTCTGCTTTAAGGAAAGGGCATTGTTTTGGGCAAGAAGCTGTTCAAATTTTCCAGTCAACTCCAAAAACTTTGCTTCTAAGCCTGTTGGCTCATCTGCTTTTTGTTCGGGATTTGCAGGTGTAGGGTTTGCAGGACTTGGAGCAGGAGCAGGGTTCTTCTTCTTGTACTCATTGATGTATCGGGTATTCTCCGACTGCATCAAATTAAGATATGTTGAAGCACCGTTAATAGCTGTGGTTATGTCCTCGTCCGTACTTTCGTCTGACAGTCCTGATGCAAGGTTTGTTGCCAACCCTTCAACTGTCTTTTCTCCGAACCCCTTGCTTGCAACCACGGGTTTCAGAGCTGTTAAAACTCTTTCTTGAATATTCATGCGATAACTTTTAACTGTTATTTCTTAGTTAACGCTAAGGTATTGGGGATTTAACAGGGGATAGGTATAATTAGAGGGTTATATAATGGCTATTATATTTTGGCTTGCAAATAAATAAAAAACTTCTTTTTAAGGAGGGAGTTTAATAAAAATACTTTCTCGAGTAATTAAGTACAGATTAATGCTTCTACACCTCTGATCGCTGCAACTATCTTGAATTGTTTATTAAATGTTGCCCCCTCTGCAAAGTGTTGGTATTTCTCCAACTCTGGATTTGTTGATGCATACTTATCTAGAATGTCTGTACCAGTCTTAATTTCCTGTATTGGTTTTTCAGGTTCAACTGGTCCACTCTTACTACAGTTAGTAAAGGCCAAGGATGCAGCTAAATTAAAATGGAAAAAATCTTTTCATAATTTGCGAATATTAACACAAACTTAAGGAAAATATACAATTAATATAGATTTATTTGTTTTTTTAGAAATTTGATGATATTTTAGTATGCCAAAAAATTATATTAGCATTTTTTATGAATAATAATAGCAATAATTTATTAAACGGTAATTCCGAAGATAGTCAAACAATAATAAATCACCAAAAAGGCTATGTCGCTTTCCCTTATGAAGGTGAACATTTTAAGGATTTTATATCTGGTCTACTCGGTACTCCTCAAACTATTACCAAGTACATTGACGGTGTGTATGACCTAAGTTTATCTGATATACAAGATATAGATCATCTTTTAAATCAAAGGCTAACTCAACAAAATAATGGCAAGTTATTGCAATTAAAAATTGAACTATTTTTCAACGACGATTCTTCTGTGAGTTTAAATTCGCTAACCGAACTTGCTACATACAACGAGATTAAACCTATAGTGTCGAATAAGATAAAATTGACTTGGTCTTATCTAATTCAATTCTCTGATAAACAATATCCAGAAAAACAACAAATTGAAATAATGTTCTCTTCTAGGGACCTTGAATTGGAAGAAGGAGTTATATTTACTCTCTTCCCTCGTAGAATAGCTGGATTTTTAATTAGAATAGAACATACAGCAAGGACATGGGGCACTGATATTGAACATATTTTATCGAGTAAAATTGAGTCTTTAAGAATCAAACCTACCTCTGGAAAGCTGTTTGCTCAGAAAAATGCTAATATAATCTCTTTATTTTTTGCTTTTACTGTTTTATCAATGTCGGCTTACTTTGTTTTGGTTAAAACTTTGAAATGGAATAAAGAATCAACCATAAAAACAGAACAATTTTTAAAGTCAACTTCATCCATTGATAAAAAACTTGATTATGTTGTAGGTTTGATTTCTCAAAACAGGCTTTTTGAAGCCAATTCATTGGTCAGTTTTTATTATATTTTGTTTTTTATCATATCCATTATAATTTCAATTTATTTAAGAGCTATTTTGAAAAATGTTAAACCAAGTTTTATTACTCTAACAAAGGAATCAGTAAAATATCGAGAAAGAATGTTAGAGAAGTACAAAAAGAAGACAGCTAGATTTTGGTGGTCTATATTAATAGCAATTTTTGTAAATATCGTTTCAACATTATTATTTGAAAAGTTTTTAAAATAGTCATTTTAATAAAATCCCCCAAACATCTCCCAAAGTTGGGAGATCAGATTATGAAATAATTATTAGATTGTTCTTTAATATTTAAATCTAATACTCCCTCACCCCTGTAGCAAATCCCCCTATCAACTCGTTTAACTCAAAAACCTTTAACCATGTACAAGTATTTTTTATCAATTTTAATTCTATTAGCTACTACGATCTTATTCCAGGGATGTGATAAAGAAGGAAACCCATTACCTGATGGGAGATATGTTGAAGTAAACTTTAAGGGGCAAACCTATATTCATGAGGGGAAGTTCTTATCCTTAAATGGAGCCATTAGAAGTCCTATGTTTGAATATTACTACTATAACCTTCCATCTTATGCAAAAGGGGTAAAATACATATCTCTACATGCGGATCTGCATAGCAAAAACACAAAAGAAAGTTCTGAACATACTATTCAAATCAAAATCCCGGTGGGAGATCAAATTATTCTAAATCATGCATATGAAATAAAATCCCTTCCGGACTATCAGTTTATAAATACCAGAGTAGATAATTATAGTATCTATGATGAGGAGAATATCGCTTATATCAAATACAATAAGTATTCATACTACACGCTCCTATCATACGGTTCCGGAAAAGTCTATTTTACCAAGATCACAAAAAAGGATAATGGAGCTGAGGATATTGAAGGAACATTCGAGTGTACCATTCCCTCCCTGGATAAAGAAGGTACTACTGATAATATGAAAGGAAAATTTAAGCTGCTGTTGAAGAGGATTTAGGAAAGAGTAATTACTCTTTGGAAAATATCTCTTTTTAATTGAGGAAGTGGCACCTTTTTTCCTACTTCCTCTTAGCTCTTAACTTTTAAATCATTGCTGGCTACCTAAAACTTTGCAAAGGCTTTTATTCACAACTCTACTCCTCATTTTCTGTTTATTCTTAAAGTGCCTAGATATATTTTGAGTGATAGAATTATAATCGTCTGAATTTGTATCCTTTTGCCAATAGTAAGGTTGAATTGCAGCACAATTGTTATGTTCAAAAATCATATTTAAAAGTGTTCTATCAGATAACCCGCAAGAGTGACCCCATATGTTTACTACAAAAGAGTCAGATTCTAGGAAATTTACTAACTCCGAATAATTACCATTAGCGAAATATCCGAAGCTTTTAATATGTACGAGAAAATCATTTTCATTCAACTTCTCCATTTCAAAATAAGCGTCGTCAATTTCATCACCATAACCAAAAATTGGAGGATTATCAACATCTCCCAATCTCCCATGAATATCTATTGTTCTAAAATTAGGCTCATTTTTGATTTTATAAGTTAGTCCTGTATAATTAAAATTTAAGAATAAAACATTTTTGGTTGTTATATAACAATCATTTGAAAAATCATCATCGGATAATTTTTTCACATGCCGTTTATCCATTATTATATCTGGATCAATATTTGCTTTTGCACAATAATAAAAGTTAGGATTAACGGTCTTTTTATTCGAAACTTCTGATAAATACTTACATAAAAGATCTTTTAAAATTGATAATCCATCGTTTAATTTTTTTAAGCGATGGATTCCATTATCTTTCTTAAACTCATCTAAACAATTCCGGAGTAGTTTATAATATTCCATTTCAATATCGACCCATTTTTTCGATTGATATTGAAGTGAAATAGCTTTAAAAAATTCTGAAATAAATTTGATTTGAATTCTATATGATTTTCCATCAATAGTGAAATTAGAGACCTTTTTTCCTTGCGAAGAGATATCCATTAAGGTTAAATGCTTTAATATTTCACTAAAATCTTTCAATTGAATACTATGAATGGATTGTTGATCATGGAAAAATAATTCAAAGAAATCATTTGAATAATTTGCATTTTTAGAATTTTCAAACTCCTTCTTCAAAAACCAACATAGAAAGTCTTCATATTTAGTCGGCAACTTGTTGTGTAAATCAAATCCGTTACCTACAATTATTAATTTATTCATTTGTTTAGGCTATAAATTTTATTTTTTTTTTACTCACCCCACCTCATAAAATTCCGGATATTCTCCTAAATCAATTCTTTCGTTATTGAAATCAGTATACCATCTGACCCCATTAAAGGTAAATACTTCTTGAACATGATGGTCTAATCCAAATTCTTTATGAACCGGGATTAACACTTTATAAATACTAAAATTAGCTTTGTTTTTACTTAAAACTTCTTGGCAAGTATCAATAATCAGTTCCTTAGTTATCATACTCAAATATAATTTATTCCTTGATAATAAAAAACCGTGGAGAAACTTGGGAGGAATCCCCACGGAATAACCAATTATAAACCTAAATTATGAAAAGACAATTTGATAACAAGTGAGGGACTGGTTACCCTCTTGCGAGTTAATGGCTTCACCTTAGCCACTCTGAGCTAATCCTCCAACTTGTTATTATTAGTATTGGGGTTCGAGCCCGCAAAACGATTAATTTTGCCCGTCTTTCCGGGCTGTCACTATTGTATTTACACCCTCCTGAGAATATTGTTTATTCCCGCGATAACCTCGAGGTGTTTAGGGGTTGCTCTATCCGCTTACAACAACCATCACAGTACACGGAGTGATATATTTTCAAAGCAAGGGTAGGATTAGCGTATTTAAATGTGTATTACCTAAAGTGTTCGGAGCGATGTAATAGATTCCAGAGCATCGATTTATCCTACTTGCACAGATAATAGTTAATCCCAACACCTTGCCTTATGTTTTAAAAAGATAGTGTCCAAGTTCAGGAGAGTATTAAACATGCTTGCATTGAACCACAAATGCTATCTATTCTTTGCATAATAGGTCAGGTGCCGAGCCTGCTCATTCTTACATATCTAATACCTTTACAATAAACACGATAGCCTGCACTATCTTAGAAGCCGGGGATTGTCACCCCTTGATGCAATAACACCAATTGTCTAAACCACCTCATTAGCTTATCTTCAAGCACTATCATTTAAATTTTCAAATAACAATCTTTTATAATCGGGAATCGAACCCGAAAAACAAGGGACACAGAAAAAGCCAACCAGACTTTTTTAGTTTAACCGCGTGACAACGACAGGATTCGAACCTGTAATGATGGATTTAGTGAGTAAGCTGTCGAGAGCAAATTCTTGCGTCCTATTTACTACCATCTACCACAATGTAGCGTCTACCAATTTCGCCACGTTGTCATATAAACGATCGTCGCAGGTATTCAGGATGTTTTTGACACACCCACGGCTAAGCATTTGTAGCCCCCTTTTGGTCTTTTATTACCTCACCCCAACTCGTGGGTAACGATCGAATGTGTTATATTAACCTAATCAACTACATGCTGTTAATCTTCTCGAATATTAGGTTATCTTTCAATACTTCAAATATAAAAACAATATTTGATAAACGCAAATAATATTATATAATTTTAATAATTATTGATTATCATTTTGGCTTTTGTATTCTCTATCCTGTTTTGTTTCTTCAAGGATCTGCTGCAGCTCTGCCTCAACATCGCTAACATCTCCCATCATTGTCATAGCTGTTTTTCGAGATAGAAGTTTAGCGTTTACCAATGACGTGATGTTGCTGATCAGTTCAGGCTTATTGACTGGTAACGCATCTTTAAAGTTGATAGCAGGGTTTACATTTACCATATCAGCTAATTCTAACTGACTAAAGGATATAAGCATTTTCTTCATAACATTGATACGCCTTATAAGCATCTCATGTAATCTTTTCTGTGCTTTGTTCCCTTTCATTTGTGGCCCCATAAAAAGGAGGCGTAATGCGATTCCAGATGTTCCGTTACTCATTAGCTGTGACATTGTATTGAAACTAATATCCGGAGTATTGGTTATGTCGAACTGTTCTTGTTTCAGCTTTTCAAATTCAAGTTTCTTGGATTCAACCATTGCCTCTGGTTGAGCGAATGATATGCTTCCTCTTTGGTTTTCTGATCCTTTTACTTGAATTACTTTTGCAACCTCTCCTTTAGATGGTAGGCTTTCTGCTTCTCCCTCAACAACCATTGCAGGATCACCTTAATAGTCGTTTGTGTCCGCAATATTAGATGTGTTGTTTTCCTCCCTATCTGTTAAGGGCTGAACATCTGACCATTCAGGACGTTTCTGTGAGTGATAAATAATAGGGAGGAAGCCGTAACCGTCTTTTTCTTCAAGTGTCCAATCACCACCATCTTGCTGACTTCCCAATACGATAATATCAGCGGTGTAAAAATCAAAGTGAAGTGTTTTGATTTCGGTTATCGGATTTGTGCTTTCGTATTTACGACCAAATGCTACTAAATCATCGTGTTCATCCCATACTGGATAGATGTCATCTCCATTCTCTTTGCAAAGCAACATCATTCCTGGTCTTCTGGTGCTTCCCTCTAATAGAGTGCCATTCCAGTAGTCATCATTCTGATAGTCGTACCACAATTCAGCGCAATGAGTTTCGATCATTCTACGCTCAACAAGGTCCTCCGTCTTGAATGACAGTTTAATGTCATCCCAAACCTTTTTTATGAGGGAGAAAAACTCATTCTCTTGATCTGTTTCGCCGGTGAAGTCAAGTGTAATTCCCGAACCACACTCAAAAAACACCGCTGATTGTACGATCTGCTTTTGCCGGGCTAACTGTAATCGGTTTACTTCGACTTCATCATATTGGACAGATGTTTTTGTTTCTCCCGTGATTTGATCAGTATATTCTTCACCCTCTATTTCAAGTCGTCTTTTCTCTCTGATGGATGGATCGTTAACGTCGTGGAGATATGGATCATACTGTTTCATAGCATCAAGAACGGTCATCTGCTTAGCCCCTAACTTGATAACCTTTTCTGATTTACGGATGACTTCATACAGTGTATTGAAATCTCCGCTTAATAATTCTTGTAGTTGTTCGTTTGTCATCGTCTTACTCTTCTTGATGGCGATGTTCTTACCTTTTGTACCGCCTGTCTTGTCTTTTTTGCTGCATTAGGATCGTTCTTTGTTAAGAAGTCAAATGCGTATCGTATGGCATCTATTGCGTGATTCCATTTATCAATTGGTATTCCTGCCTTTTTATCGTTCCAGATGTAGTTTTTGAGTTCTGTTTTTATGTTTCGACTTCGTGGAGTGTAGACGATCGTAAAATCCGCCATTTTTACTAACGAAGCAGAGACTGAACCGGGAGCTTTCCAACACGGCTTGATGTTTACCTTTCCCTTCTCAATATCTTTGATTAATCTATCCTCTGCGCTGTCTCCAATAATCAAATCATTAGATTTCAGTAGTCGTGATTTGTTTAGCGCAATAATATCCTCTGTACCTAACTGCTTCGTATCATAATATTCTTCATCAACATAAATACGTTTCTTCTTGCTGTCAACAGCTACACGAATAAGTGTATCCGGATCGACAGAGAATCCATAATCTTGACCATAGCAATAGGGGAGATACTTGTTAAATTCACCTTCTTCTTGTCTAGGAAGGATAACGCCCTCTTTGATGTCTGCCCAGCGACCAATGACCACATTGGCGTACTTTGTCATTTGGAATTTAGAGCGATCGAAATTGCCTTGCGCATCGGTAGCCTCCTTTATACTTTCTTGCTTGATCTGTTCAATACGCTCAAGGAAGTTAGCAGACAGGTTTTCTACGTTGTCGAGGTAGGAGGTGTGTATGTGTAGTACATTAGGATGTGTAGAGATTTGAACATCTACACCGTCAATAGTTACAATCCGGTGAGTATCCTTGATATACTGCTCATACACAAAATGACTGTCATCTGTAGGGTTCATTATAAGGATGATCCTGTTTTGTATTCCCTTTTGACGAATGGATAACATTAGCTTTTCGTAGCTATCGAAGTCAGTCCATTCCTCCATCTCATCACCAACAAACGTTGTAAGCCCCTGTATTGACTTTAGCTTAGCCGTTTGGTTACCGGAACCTGTCTTGATTCCCCGGAACATGATAGGAACGCCAGAGCGTTTATTGATGACGTTGTTTTTCTTTACTGTGAAAAACTTTGTTGTCCCTTCAAGGTCGATTTTCTCCTGAAATTCAGGTATAACAGAATCAGCAGCCGAAGCCATCGTATAACGGGAGAAGAGGATACTATGACCTTTCTCAAAACTCAATCTTTCAAGGAACAATGAGCCGTTGAACGATTTACCCGAACCACGACCTCCAGTAATGAGGATTATAAACTTATTTTTATCCTCGTATAATGGCATGAAAGGAGGTGCTACTTTGACCTTTGGACGTGTGCGACTTAAATGCCTTTTACTCGCTGTCGTAGTCTTCCTCGTCCTCTGTATCTTCTGTATCTTCTCCCTCACTGTTTGCATCTAACCAACTATCTATTGATATACTACCATTCATGTTTATATCTTGCTCCATCTGCATTTTTGTAGCGATATTCCACATTTCAGGTTTCTTATGTTTAAGCCAGGCCATTGCCGCTCCAGTATCAGGAGGAAGCTCTGTTTCTGTCTCTTGAACAACTTCTACGTTTTGAAATTCTCCTTTTTCGTCAGGCATAACCACCCATTTACGAACAGTAGTTTTAACTTTCAATCCGGTTGCTCTTTTAAACAGGGAGTTTTCAACCAATACCTCTAAAGGCTGTCTACCCTTTTTTAATGCTTTAGATAATTCAGAAATGGAAGTCTTTAGTGTCGAAAAATGGGGGGCTGAAAGATCAAGTAATTCAGCTATCTGACAATCATCATAACCATCCCTTGCCCATCCTTCAACCTGTAGGAGAAACATAGGATCAGTATAATCATGTTTTGGGTCTCTACCCTTTTTGACTTCCTTTTTTGCCATAATCTTTACTTAAATATCTCTTAATTCTAATTCCAAGGCATCGCTGTATAGAATAAGTGTATTTGCTATCTCCTGACCTATTTCAGAGTTCCAGTCAAACTTAACCACAGATGTTTTATCTACTCCGTTAATAGATTCAGAGCCTGTAACCTCAATGCTTATCTTTGAGTATTGACCTTTGCTTAATTTGATAAATTCATCTAATGAGTCTAATTCATCCTTTAGCTTATTGGCTTTTTTTAGTTGTTCTCTTGTCATGTTTCAATATTTATTTCTATCTTATTATATTGTTGCTACACGGTGGAGACATATAATTTTGATACCTTTTAATTATACATTAGTACACCATTTCGATCATCTCGTCAAAATCTTCTCCTTGTATTATATTGTTTGTTGGATCAAAGTTGAAACGGTTCATAAACTGCTCTTTTGCCTTAGCGGAATTGAAAACTAGTGTAACATATGTCTCTCTTTTTGCCATATCATTTATAGCCTTTTCTCGTACCGCTTCTTTCTTTGCCTGTATGTCCTGCTTTTTATCTGATGGAGATTTAACCTTTTCCAGTTCTCGCAACGTCTCAAAAGGGTCTATATCCGCATGAATATCATCATCTAGTGACGGTAATTCTATGCCGGCAAGTTGCAAGTCGAATTTATCAAGTCCTGCAAGGTCATAATCAATATCGGTTATCATCATCGCAAGGAGATCATTGTCTGTTTCCCCTTGTGCGCTTTTGTTGTTCAGGAATAGGTTTTGCTCTTTCTCTTCTTTTGGGGATAGATTGACCTTTTCAACGGTCAGCACGTAGTCTTTGCTTTTATCGTCCTCGGAGTAGCCGTGAAGCTCGTCCAGAATCTTTACTTTTTGATGACCACCTACAATATTACCTGTTCTTTCGTTCCAAACTATACCCCCCATAACGCCTAAACGCTTGATATTTGCTTTCAGCTTCTTTTTAGCGGATTCACTTATTGTACGTGGGTTGTAGTCAGCAAAGGAGATTTGAGACCTATTAACCTGAACAGATTCAGATGATATGTATTTACTTAACTCCATTTTGTTGATCGTACTGGTATAATATTACTTCACTCATTGGATAGGCATTGATTATTCTTTCATAGTCACCTGGGAAACGATCCCGAAGGAATAAAAGACAATCTACATTGAAGCCTATACCGTTGCTTGCTTTCTTTCCGTATATTATTGGAGATGGCAGGTTACGGTTTTTGATGTACGCCAATACCTCACCATTTCTCCAAAGGCTTAACGGATATGCTTTTTGTGTTTTTTCGTTTATGGATTCGTTTTCATAGCCCATGAGCATAACACGTCTGTGTAAACTGTCAGCCTTTTTCATTCCAAAAAATGACCATTCAATACCTGTTTCCGCTCTTACCTCTTCGTCAATATCCTTTAGCTTTTTTAGCTTGATTTTTGGATCAGGAACACAATACAATCCTGTCTTATGGATGTAGGTTAAATTCCAGTGCGGTTTTTGGATGACTTTTACGTTCGGGTATCTTTTTTGGAGGTCTTTGATGAATATTTCTACATGATCCAAACCCTTTACAAAGTACATGAAAACACATATAACCTCGTCAAATTCTTTTGACATAAGATCTATCAGGGTAATACTATCTTTGCCACAGCTGTAAAAAAGGATAGCACGGTTAGTTTGTTGCCTTACCGTGCGTATCACTTCTTTTGTGTGCTGAATAATGTTCATTACCCTGCTGCAACTCCAAAAGCTGCTCTCATGTCTCGGTATCGTTGTTGCCTCGTAACAAAACGACCACCACGCCCTAAAACACCCCCTGATGATGTTGATGCACTTCTACGTCTCATAATGATTAAAATTTAAAAGTTAACTAATAATTCTACCTAGTTCGTAGCGTATTATCGATGCTGTATAGGTCTCGCCTTTATGCTCATAAGTTACTTCTTCGCCAGTCACTTGATCGTACAAAACGACTACATAGCTTTCTTTGACTTCTACTACAATTTTCGGGCGTGTGCCTTTATAAGCACCAGTCAAAAAAGTTAAAGTTTCGTAATGCCTGGTTACTGGTTCGTTTTTTTCATTCTCTACCACAAACCCCTCTTCATCGACCTCACAATATTTTTCAACGTTGTTAGGCCGGATCTCTCTTTCCTCGAAGGTCTTTTCGCCAGACTTTATCTGGTCAAAATACTTTTGCTTGATCGATAATGTTAAATTACTCATGAATTGTAAATTTATTAGTTAATCTTATAAGGATAGCCACTATAATACATTATATAGTGGCTATTGTTTTTTGTGCTGAATAAATATGTTAATTTAAAATTGTTGCACCAGTAATTTTCTGTGCTACAGAAATAGAATTTCTATTAAGCAGCCTTTGCCATGCTTTGTTAAATGGTGACCACTTGAAGCCGTTATATTTCAATTCTTTTCGAACATCGTAGCTTGGTACATAATCGTGAGTAATTTGCAATCTGTTTTCTTGATAGTTCAGAATGATGACGCCGCCATCAAATTGTATTTCTATATTTTCTTGCGCTTGTCTATCGGCTATTGCTTCTCTTTGCGCCTCTGTTGCCTCTAATAGTTTCCAAACTTTATGACGACTGGTGAAGATTGGCTTTACAATCTCGTCACTTGAATGAATTTCTTTAAGCAAATCTAATGTCATTTCCGAAAGTTGATGATCGCCTTTTTTTATGATAGTCTGGATTTTACCAAATAGATTAGTGACTAACAACGGACGTGATGAATATCTGTTAATACCTTTGTCGATCTCAATTATAGATACTGAACTTGATAAGATTTCTTTTTTGTACTGATCAAAAAATTCAACTCTTTTTTGGTCAGGTGATTTAGCCCTATCTTTTGCTTTTTCAATTCTTTTGAAGAAGTTTTCCCGAAATTCGATAAACTCGTTCATTCGGTTATGTTCGCTTTGATTGGCTTTTTCAGCTCTTCTAACATTGAAATTTGATCCGCCTGTAATCATAGTTGAAGCGCAACGGCTTTTTGCCGAAAACCAAGCAAGCATTTTTTGAATGTATTTTGATTTGTATTCTTCGTGATACTCTACATCAAGCTTTTGCAAATCATTTTCCAGTTCTTGACTACATGATCTAATGTACTGCTCACCTCTTTTTTCAGGATCGAAACTTGTATGCTGGTGCGCTGCTCTTGCTTGATCGTAGTACTCTGATAATAATAAATTTTCCATGTGTTTTGTGTGTTACTTTTAATATTCAAATATACACACAAATAATATTATATATACAAATTATATTATATATTTTTTAATTATATTTAATCACAATAAAAAGCCATTGATTAAGATTCAAGGGCTAAAACCTTTGTAGTGTACAGAAAAAATTAATTTTCCAAAAATTGAATAATGTCATCCATAACCGGTTTCAATGCTTTTCTTGCCGCCTCTTCATCGTGAGGTAAAATCCTTTGTTTCCCTGAGCCAGCTTCTAACTCATTTAGCTTGTTATTTAATTTTGTCTTAGCTGTATTGATTGCTAAATCAGGATAAACCAATAATCCTAAAGGAGCCACATTGATAATATCGGCGTAATTTGTCATCAAATCTTTTAATGACAACTTATTGTCGATGAAATTTTGAAAATCATCCCTAAGCATAGTAAATACTTTTTTTGAAGCCAAGATATCTTGCTCTAAAATTCTTTGTGATCCTGACACTCCCTCTACTTCATTAAGTTTCCCAAACAATTTACTTCTAGCTCCTGCTTTTGAAATATTTGGATAGACCATTGCGGATAGACCGGAAAAATTGAAGATTTTTTTTTCTTTCGTATATTTGTTTATTAGCTCCTTTAATGTCAT